CTCTTCCGATCTCACGTCACAGAACTCCGTCGCGTCCAGCAAGGCTTCGTGTACGCCGCCGAGACCGACCTCACCATCGTCGTCTGTCCACGCGAAGGCTGCTCAATAACGCACGCCATCCCGTCCCGCCTGTATGCCGACGCCAAACGCGCCGGCCATGCGAAGATCAGCTGGTATTGCCCGAACGGGCATTCAGCGACGTTCCTCGGTCCGAGCGACGAGGATGCCCTGCGTGAGCAGCTTGAGCGCGAACGCCAACGGTCCGGCCGGATTGCCGCCGAGCGCGATCAGATCCGGGCGTCTGAACGCGCGCAGCGTGCCGCCGCGACCCGTGCTCGCAACCAGCGCGACAAGGAACGCAAGCGCGTCGGTAACGGCGTCTGCCCGTGCTGCAACCGGTCGTTCACGAACCTCCAGCGGCACATGGCCACGAAGCATCCCGACCATGCACACCCGACCGAAGGCTGAGCGATGACCGTCCCGGACAAGCAGCGCGTCACGCCGCACATGGCCCGCGCAACGTGTCACGCCACTTGGAGGCAACCATGATCACGATTCGTACCCACGAGACGATCAACGGCTACACCATCAAGTCATACCGCTACGGCCTCTTCGATGCCTGGACCTACTTCATTCAGTGGATGGCCGGCGAATACGAAACGGAGTCCGACGCCGCAGCTGCAGCGCTAGCCGGAGACCTCTACGACCACGGAGACTCACGATGAGCGTCGTCCCCGAGCACCGCCCGCTGAGTCCACGTCTCGCCCGCAAGGCCGCCAACCGTCACGCGGAAGGTCGCGTCCGGTTCCTCCCGCACGTCCGTACCTACGGCGTGCAGGGCGACACCCCCGGCAGCTTCTACAAGGTCACCGTGGAACGCATCGACGGCGCCGACCACATGAGCTGCGATTGCCCCGCGAACGGGCCGTGCTGGCACAAGCAGGCCGTCAGGATCGCGCGCCGCCACGGCACCGAACCCGCGCACAACCTCGGGCTCCCAGCATGAGCATCCCAGCGATGGGCGGCGGGTACGTCAATTCATGGGAGGAGCACGGGTTCGTGTGGGTCGCCACAGCCCCGAACGGACGCAACGAATACGCGGTCGTTCTCCATTCGAGCGACGCCGTCAGGCTCGCCGAGCGCATCATGCGATCCGTAGGACTCGCGGGAGGCGCCGAGCCCGCGCACGTCCTGCCCGTCACGACCCCCACCAGCCCGTAGGAGAACCACGCCATGAGCGACTATCCCGAACACGACAAGCTGAGCGCCATCCAGGACGAATCGCAGCTCATTGGCGAGTTCATCGAGACTGGCGGCTACATCCTCGCTCGGTACCGCGAGGCGGGCGACAACGGGCAGCCACCCTACGTCTGGCACCCCCGGCGGCGCAAAGCAGAAGCTCCGACCATGAGCGACTACATCGATGGGCTGGCCATGCGCAACCCCGACTATGAGTCGTGGGGCGAATCGCTCGCGCCGGTTGGCCTGCCCATCACGCAGATCCTCGCCGACTACTTCAAGATCGACCTGCGCAAGATCGAGGATGAGAAGCGCGCCATGCTCGACCAGCTCCGCGCGGCGAACACATGAGTCTCCGCCGCATCGTCCTCGGCCGCGACCCCGGGCAGGACCCCGACCCCGTCCGCAACCCAGGCAGCGGGACAAGGCACAGGGAAGGGCACCGTGCGCTCACCTCGAGCCCGCGGCCGTCGCCGCGCGAGACCCGCAAGCCCACGAAGCCGACCCGGGCGCCACGACCCGCGAAGCCAAGCCGGCCAGCGGCGACGTCCGCGCCGCGCAAGAGCAAGGTCCGGAGCTCGCAACCCATCCTCGGCCGCGCCAGCAGCAGCCGCAAGCCCGCATCCCGCAGCATCGTCGGTCGCGGCGGATCACCACTCAGCGGCGGCAAACGCATCAGCGGACGCGGCGGCATGCCCAAAGGAAAGAAAATCCGATGAGGCCGGGTCACTCCCACCAGACGCCACGAGCCTCCAGATGCCGGACCTTCCCCTGCGCGAGCAGAACGTGCAGGGCACGGATGGCGCGCTCCGGCGTGATCCCCGCGAGCGTTGCGACGTCCGCCGTCGACCGGGGCCGCTCATCGATGGCGAGCAGGACGCTCGTTCCATCCCGCCGCAACCGCTCCGCCCGACGCTTTGCGCCACCGCCCCGCCGAGCCTTCGGGCTCTTGCCCTGCGCGCTCACACCATGCGCCCGCCGGTGGCAGTCCTCGCACAGCACCTCCAGATCGCCGGGCAGCTCGCACCACAGCCGCGCGTACGACCGGTGATGCACGTGCAGGACGGGCGGCGTGTCGCGGCACCGCTTGCAGCGACGGCCAGCACGCTCAATCGCCGCGAGCCGAGTCCGGCGCCAGTGCGACGACTTGAGGTAGACGTCGGCGTACCACTTGCGGCGCTCAGCGATCGTCTTCGACTGGTCTGCTTGCACCCCCGCATTCTATCGCATGCATCCGTCGGCACGTGCTGTACGATGCACTCATGCTGAGCGAAACGAAGACGACCACCGTGCGACTCCCGCCCGAGCTGCGGGAACGCATCGACCAGGCGCGCGGAGACATCCCACGCGAACGCTGGGTACGCCGAGCGCTGGAGAACGCGCTCACGACCAACGCCGACCCCCGCGGCACAGACCGCGCGAGCCGCGCCCTGCCAGCCGGCGACGTGATGCATGACGTCAAGAGGGCCACATACGACGCGAAGGTGCGCGAGATGCAAGAGGGCACCCCGCTCCCGAAGATCGCGCCACGGAGAACACCATGAACGAACCGCTCACCGCAGCCCGGGTCTTCACCAACATCGCCGACCGCCTCGAAGCGCTCCAGACATACGACCGGGCCGCGATCCTCGCGACCGGCATCGGCGAAGCGCTCATCAGCGACGAGATCACAGAACTCGTCGACAACCCCGACGGCGTCGCGTTCCTCGCCGCGCACTGCCGCAAGCAAGCCGAACGAGAGACCGCGCCATGACCCTCCGCACCCCCGCCGAGCTCCAAGCCCGCTACCCCTGGCTCACCTACCACCACGGCCACTACCACGTCGCGACGAAGATGCCGATGAGCGCCGACCAGCGCGCACGCCGCGAACGCATCGTCCGCGACCTCAACGCCCTACGCGACGCAACCCGACGAGGAGCCGCCGCATGACCAACCCCAACGAAACCCCCATCGTGCTCCTCATCTCCCACGGCGAACCGCACCCAACCATCGCGAGCGACATCGCCGGGAAGACCATCCGCCGCGCGGCTGTCACACAAGGCCGCCACAGCATCGTCATCACCTTCACCGACGGATCGTCCCTCCAGATCCTCGCGACGACCGCGGGCGCCACACTGCTCGATGACCTCGCTCGCGCACAGCGACACAACGGAGCGACACCATGACCACCGAAGGCGAACACCCCGACCTCGCACCAGACCACAAACCACGCCGCCTACGAAACGAAAGCGCAACGGCCCCCGCACCCACCAAAACAACGGTCGGTCGCGCGGCACGCCCCGCATCGCTAGCCTTTCCGCTTCGCCCGGCTAGCTCGCGGGGCGACCGCGGACCCCGGGCCCTTGTTCGTCGTGTGTTCGGGCTCTCTGGAGCGGGGGATCTGCGATGAGCGGCGCTGCGTCGGTCCGGCAGATCACGAACGTGGGCAGGGCTCCTGGCTTCGTGCTGCTCGTCGCGTTGCAGAGCCCGAAGAAGGAAGTCGTCGGGGCTCGTCACGAGTGGTGTCCGCGATGACCGCGCGTCGTCGTTCCCGTGAGGTCGAGCGGCTGCACGGTGAGGTGGTTGAGCGTCCGGTGCCTGAGGCTCGCCCGGTTCCCGCTGAGCACTACGTGTACGGCCCGGATGGTCTGCAGCGTTTGGAGCGGCGGGGTGATCGTCCGGAGATCATCGTGTTGGCTCCGGATCGTCTTGTGGAGTCTGAGCCGCCGCCGGAGCGGGGGTTGCGGTGGGATCGTCTTGCGGCGTACGCGTTCGGGATCGTGATGCTGCTCGTGGTGCTCGGCATCCTGGTCGCGGGCGGCGTGCTGGATCTGAGTGCGTTGTCGCCGGATATCACGCAGTCGCATCGTCCGCCCCCGGATCTCGTGCACCCGAGCCGATGAGGGTCGTGGCGCAGATCATCGCGCGTGCCCTCAGGGCACTTGCGGATCGCCTGGACCCGACCGCCGAGCACGGCGGGGTGTGGACCGGCAGCGGCGAGAGCACGGACTTTGTCGTAGACACCACGGCACCGTTGTCCTGGCGGTTCGAGGTCGTTGATCCGAACGCAGCGGAGGGGCTGATTCGTGATGCGTTGGCGAGCGCGTTTCGTGACTGGATACATGAGTCGCCGTTGACGCAATGCAGCATCGCGGCTGATACGTGCCCCGATTGGCCGTTGGCATATGAGCTGGCGGACATCGCGCTTCGTGTGCGCGCCAACGCGCGGGTAGGTGGCTGATGCAGCCGCGTTCGTTGTTCGGTGCGTTGGCTATCCGTGTCGCGTTCCTCGGTGCGGTTGTGGCCGCGGTGTGTGTGTGGGCGTGGGTGGTCGGCGCGGCGAATGACCGCACGAACGAGGACCGCCACTGCCACGCATCGAAGGGCGTTATCGCGGTCCGGGTGCCCGCGGCGGACGTGGCGTATGCGCGGGCGAATGGGTGGCCGCGGGTGCTCGAGCGTGATGACGCTGTTGGGTTCGTCCCGGCTTACGATCATTCGTCGGCGGGGGACCGGGTGACGCGCCTTGCGCATCGTTGGTGTTCGTGGCAGCGGTTCCGGCTGGTTGCGCAACGGGAGGGGTCGTGAATGGGCCGGAAGGATGTCCCACGGTCGGGTCCCTCTTTTCTGGCGTGGGATTGCTCGACCTCGGGCTGCACCTCGCCGGCTTCCGGCACGCTTGGATGTGCGAATCCGACCCATGGCGACGCGAGCTACTCGGGACCAGGTTCCCCGGGGTGCCGGTGTTCGATGACATCCGCACCCTGCGAGGTCAAGCTGCTGCCCACGCCACACGGCTTCGCGAAGGAGGGCCAAGCCCGCAAGCCGGGGCCGACGGGGAACGAGTTGGAGTTCGCGCTGACATCGCTACACCGGTCGACCTCGTCGCCGGCGGGTTCCCCTGCCGTGGCATCTCCAGCGCCGGGAAGCGCAACGGGTTCGAGCACGCCGAAACCTTTCTGTGGGGCGAGATGCAGCGACTCATTGGCGAGCTTGAACCTCGCTACGTGCTCATTGAGAACGTCGGCGACATCAGGGGGATGGCTGCTGCCCCAGGCGAGCCTGCTGGATCCCTGTGGGGAGTCGTTCTCAGGGACATGGCCACGCTCGGGTTCGATGTCCGCTGGGAATGCGTCCCCGCCGCCGCGGTCGGGGCCCCCCATCTCCGGGACCGGTTGTTCGCTGTCGGGGTTCGTAGAGGTGTACGAGCATCGGCCGGCAGCGGAACGCAACATGGTGACCGGGTCGACACCGCTGCTGCCAACGCCAGTGGCACGCGACGGGCGGGCGGATGGCAGCCCGAACATCCCCGGCAAGAACAGCACCGGCACCTCGCTGATGAAGTCCCTTGCGATGCTCCCGACGCCGACGCGGCACATGGTGAAGGACACGGGAGCACCGAGCGAGTTCGAGCGCAAGTCCCTGGAGATCACCGCGACGAAGCTCAACCTCCTGCCGACTCCGAGTCGGTCGGATGGGGAGAAGAATCAGCAGCGATATGGCAAGGGCGACCTAAAGCTGAGCGGAGCCATGGCGTCGCTGTCGACTGGGGCGCCTACGCCCCCGCCATCCACCGATGGGGACGCGTCCACGGATCCGCCCCGGCTCCGCTTAGCTCCCGAGTTCGTGGAGTGGATGCTCGGAGTGCCGCCCGGGTGGACCGATCCAGACTCAGCGCTCTCGGTGACGGAGTTTGCGTCCATGTGGCGTACACAGTTGGGCTTGCCATCCGAGAGCACATGCAGGCAGGACGGTGGGAATGATGCCGACTAACACACGTTGTATGATGGGAACCGATGAAGGCGAAGCCCGATCCGGTCAAGCACTGCGCCGCATGCGGGGAGCAGCTTATCCGCAAGCGCTTCAACGGTCGGCTGGAGGACCGCACCCGCTTTCTGGCACGCATCTACTGCGACGAGCGGTGCATGGCCGACGGCATGCGACAGGACATTGTCAGTCTCGCTGGGAACCGCGCCCGAGCGAAGAAGCTACGCGGACGAGCTTGCGAGGAGTGCGGCGCGATCGAGGGCCTGCACACGCATCACCGCGACGAGGACCCGTCGAACAACGTCGAGGAGAACATCGCAACCCTCTGCGGCTCCTGCCATCTGCGCTGGCACTGGCGCCACGGCAAGAAAGCGCGGCCGCGCACCATGTGCTCAGTTTGCGGGAAGCCGGCACGCAGGCTCGCCCTCTGTGGGAAGCATCACCAGCGCTTCAAGAAGTACGGCGACCCTCTCCTGACGAAGCGCAAGATCGGCGCAGAGTTCGTGATCGTCCGCGACGAGTAGCCCCGCCCGTGTGCGGCGAGTGCGGGCGCGGGTGGACCGATCCCGGCTGTCCGCACTCGGCGACGGCGTTCACGTCTACGCTGCTTGGCTCGTCGGGCGAGCCGTCCGGGAGCTCATGCGGTCCGGGGAGTGGTCCTGATGCCTGACGCGCGCCAGCAGGCGCAGGCCGCGTTCCTGCAGCGTGACGAGGGGCGTGCGCAGGCTCAGGCGGTAGCGCTGAAGCGACGGTGCGCTGGGGCTCGGCAGCGGGCGCACGCGGCGCTGAAGCGTGCCCGGACGAGCATGGACAGGGCGTACCTGGCTGTGCGCGAGTTCGACGATGATGCCGCGGACGCTGATCTGGTGTTGGACGCGGATCACGCGCTCGCGTTGGTTGTCGCGGCGCACGGCCGGTGCGCGCAGGCGTTGCGGCGGTGCGTGGCGTCGGCTGCCCGGTTCGCCGCGAAGGAGGCGGACAGGTTTGCCGGGGAGTGCGATGAGCAGGCACGCAAGGCGGACCGCGCCGAGAAGGAGCTTCGCCGGCTCGCGAGGGAGGCCGAGTGATGGGCTCGCGCATCATCCACGGCAACTGCGTCGAGGCGATGGCCGCGATGCCCGAAGCGAGTGTTGACGCGTGCGTGACTGATCCGCCCTACGGCCTGAGCCGTGAGCCGGACATCGCGGAGGTCTTGACGCACTGGCTCGCCGGAGACGACTACGTCCATCGCGGCAATGGATTCATGGGGAGTTCCTGGGATAGCTTTGTGCCCGGACCCGCGTACTGGCGAGAGGTCTACCGCGTCCTGAAACCCGGGGCGCACCTCGTTGCCTTCGGGGGCACTAGGACGTATGACCTGCTGTGCATCGCGATCCGCCTCGCCGGTTTCGAGATCCGTGACCGCATCCTCCACCTGAACGGGGGAGGTGATGCCAATGGGGAGTCGCTCGGACCAGAACTGGACTGGTTGTACGGGAGCGGCTTCCCCTGAGCGCCTAAGTCGCTGGACGTGAGCAAGGCGATCGACAAGGCGGCGGGAGTGGAGCGGGAGGTCGTCGGAATGCGACCCCAGTTCCCGGATGGCACGCGCGGCGCAACCTACGCGGGGCAGGGAACGACGGGTGCCACGGATGGCTTTACGTCGCGGTCGGAAACCATAAATGGCATGGTTCCCGTCACCGCGCCCGCCACCCCCGACGCTGAGCGCTGGGCCGGGTGGGGGACCGCTCTCAAGCCCGCGCATGAGCCGATCGTCGTCGCCCGCAAACCCTTGAGCGGGACCGTGAGCGCGAACGTCCTCGCGCGCGGGACCGGGGCACTGAACGTGGACGGGTGCCGGGTGGGCTCGTCAAAGGATGTGCCGGCGTCAGTGAGCGGCGGACGACGTGCTGATGGATGGGGATGGAACGCCGGTGAGGCCGGAGACGAGGGTGGCCACAACGCCAACCTGGGTCGTTGGCCCGCGAACACGATCCTCAGTCACTCGCCCCGTTGCGAGCCGGTAGGGACACGACGCGTGAAGTCCGCGAGCCCCGCTGTGCCTAACCCGCAGTTCGGCAGCGAGAGCCCCGGCGTATCGCTGGACTTCAAGGCCGGGGTTGGGCGCAACGGCGATATGAGCGCGGGCTACGCGGATGCTGACGGTACCGAAGAGGTCGCCGCGTACAGGTGCGTCGAGGACTGCCCGGTCCGTTTATTGGATGAGCAGACGGGAACGCTGACGACTCATCCCGGTACCGCCCGACGCGATTACGGTCTAGGGGGCTACAACGGTATCCCTGCGCCACCCATAGGTAAGGTCATCAGCACGGGCGATTCGGGTGGCGCGTCGCGGTTCTTCCCCACCTTCGACCACCGGCATGAGGACACGGAACGACGCGCGTTCTACTGCGCGAAGAGTTCCAGCGCCGAGCGCAACGCGGGACTCGAGGGGTTCGAGGAGCGCGAGAGCGACCCATTCGACCATCGCCCCAGCGGAACATTGCACGAAAGGATGCCGCGGCCCGGCCGTTCCAACGTCCCACGGCCACGGCGCAATACCCATCCGACTGTTAAGAGTTTGAGCCTGATGCGCTGGCTCGTGCGGCTCGTCACCCCGCCCAGCGGGACGGTGCTCGACCCGTTCGCCGGCAGCGGCACAACGGGCTGCGCGACGGAGCTGGAGGGCTTTGACTTCGTCGGCATCGAACGCGAGCCGGAGTACGTCGCGATCGCTGAGGCTCGTATTGCGTGGTGGTCTGAGCACCCGGACGGCATGACGCTCGTCAAGCGCCTGGAGGCCGAGCAGGCACGCGCCGCGGTCGCCGCGACAGGTCAGGGCTCCCTCTTCGACGTGGGTGCCTGATGGATTGGGCGGTCCTGATCTGGAACCTCATCGTGATTGTGTGTCAGACGGTCGCGATCGTCGCTGTCGCGGCATACCGGTTTCCGGTCCGCGCCGGCCTGCTCGCCGCGTTCGTCGCGCTCGCGGTCGTGACGACCTTGCATGCCGCGGTCGGCGTCGTGTTCTACGGTGCCCTGGCCCTGATCGCATGGAACATCACGGGCCGCGTCCTCGCGCGCACAACAGGCCGCCTGGGCGTCCTCGCGGCGTACCGTGGCCTGATCGGCGTCAGGCTGTACAGCGCGTTCCGCAGGTGGCGACTGTATGAGCGGCGGTGGCAGCGCGTGCTCGCTGGGCAGAACCTCACCGGGATCGTTGACAACGGATTCGACAAGGTCCCGAAGCTCGCAAAGGTGACCTGCACGCGCTCCGGTGACACGGTCCGCGTGAAGGTGCTGCCGGGACAGACGACACGCGAGTTCGTCGGGCATGACGGGCAGACCGCGCAGAACCTCGCAAAAGCGTTCCTCGCGCGGGAGTGCCGCGTGACGGACATCCCGCAGACGGACTACGTCACGCTCGAGCTTCCCCGCGGGGACGACCCGCTCGCTGACGTCGTCCCGTTCCCCGGCATCCCGGCGTCCACGAGCGAGGTGGATCTGCGCCGCATCCCGATCGGCGTCGACGAGCGCGGGCGGAAGGTTACGGCCCCAGTGCTCGGGTCGCACGTCCTCGTCGTTGGGCAGACGGGGGCGGGCAAGGGCTCGGTGTTCTGGAGCATCATCCTGCACCTGATCCCGTATATCCGGGAGGGCTCCGTCGAGATTTGGGTCGCGGACGCGAAGGGCGGCGTCGAGTTGTTCCCGGGCCGCAATCTGTTCGCTGAGTTCGCGGATACCGACGAGGACATCGAGGCGCTGCTCGCGAAGGGCGTTACGCGAATGAAGGACAACTTGCCGTACCTGAAGGGACGCGGTGAGCGCAAGCTGACACCGACGCCGGAGCGGCCTCTCACGGTCATCTTCTTCGACGAGCAGGGTGTCCTCGCCGCGGATAAGAAGGTCGGCGAGTCGGTGCGGCAACTCATCAACGTCGGGCGCGCACCGGGATGCAGCGTCGTCGGCGCCGTCCAGAACGCCACGAAGGAGATCGTGCGGGACCGCGACGAGATCCCCGTAAAGATCGCTCTGCGCATCGACAACGTGGACACGGTCCGCAAGATTCTCGGCCGCACCGCGTACATGTCGGGCGCGCGAGCGGATGAGATCCCGCCGTCGCTGCCGGGGGTGGGCTACGTCAAGGTGGACGAGGCCGCGGACGAGTTCGAGGCGCACACGGTGCCGCGGTGGCTTTCATGGCTGCCGTGGGTTTCGCCGGCAGACGCGTCTACCGCGATGACGCCGCGCCGGTTTCGCGCCTACTGGGTGCCCGATGAGCTCATAGCGGAGGTCAACGAGTCGTTCGCCGTCGCGGACGATGCGCCGGATTCCGAACCGATCCCGGCGTGAACCGGTAGGCTGCGGGGAACGTCTGGGAACGAAAACGCCCCCGCGCGTGCGGTCCGGGTGGCGCACATGACGCACAACGTCGAGTCGCGGCACTAGAGCTCGGGCTGATCCCACACAATCGTCACGGTCAGGCACGGCGGCCCGAGCTTGCGGTCGATGTCGAACGTCCAGATCCAATGCCGCCCCGTGTCGTCCCGCAGCCAGCCGCCTTCGTACAGCGCGCCGTTGTAGATCAGCTTGCCGTGCGCGGGAATCCGCTTCTCACCCTTCCTCGGCTGACCCTTCCACTTCGGGCCGACGAACGCATCACCGAGCGACTTGATGACATGCCGCCCAAAGTTGTCGTCATCGCGGCCGGCCGGCGTCGCGCACCGCAGCCGTGCGTGGACATAGACGGGTTCCTGCCCATCCTCCCCGACGCTCGGGATCGGCCGGGGGAGCAGGTATTGAAGCTTGTGCATTTCGCGCATGAGGCGGCCCTGCAGGTCGGTCTTCGCGGCGTCGAAGCGGCGGCCTTTCAGCCGGTTCGCTGACACGCCGCGCATCGACAGGCTGAAGGTCCGTTCGACTCGTTCGGTGCCCGCCGGGGGGGCGAAGACGCCGAGTTCCATGCCGATGCGGTGCCATAGGTCGCGGGGCGCCCACTCGGGGATCGTGGGGGTTTCGGGTGGCGCGAGCACACCCGGAAGTTTCGCCTTTACAACGGCGGAATGAGGAGCGCCGCCGCGCGGTCCATCCGCAGGACCGGGGTGCCCCAGACCGCTGCCTTCGTTGACATGAGGTCGCCGGTCGCTTTGTTGCGGGTCAGGGGTGTGCGGTCTTGGTAGGCGATCTCTTCGCGGCATTCCGCGTCATACGCGTCCCAGCACGCGGGCTTGTCGCAGAACCATGCGTCGTCGAGCACGTCGGGTGAGCCGCAGTACGCGCAGTGCGTGGAGAACGGGTCGCTCACGCTCTCCGTTCCGTGCGTTGGGCGGCGTTCAGCGCCGCGAGCTCGCGCCCTTCGGCGGTGGCTGGCCGGACGATGACTTGTACGCACCACGGCTTCCCGTCGTCTCTCGTGAGGGACCGGTGCACGCAGAACGGCCATGTCGCGATGCGTCCGCAGGTGCGGCACACGTCGATGATCCATCCGTCAGCGTTCATACGCGCGGGAGAATGATCGCGCAGAGCTTCAGGCCGCCAGCGGCGGTGAGGAAGATCCCGACGGGGGTCAGTAGCGCGCGTACGGGTGCGCTCACGCGGCGCCGGCGGCCTCGGCGCGATCGGTGCTTGCGGGCGGGTGCGCGTGTGGTGCCGTTCGCGGCGCGGCGCTGTGCGTCAGCGAGCGCGTGGCAGCCGCCACGGCCGCCGGCGCACAGCACGGCGAGGTCTTCGGGGCGTTCGCGGCCGAGGTTCCTGTAATGCTTGTGATGGACCTGCAGATGTCTGCCGATGCGGCGGAGTGCGTCTCGGTTGCGTCCGCAGAGGTCGCAGCTGTAGCCCGAGCGTTGTAGGGCGCCAGCACGGATGCGGTCCCATTCGGGGCTTGCGATGTGCGCGCGGTACTGCGCGCTGTGCGTAGGGCGCCTACTGAACATCGGGCGCGGGGCCGTCGTCTACGTGCTCCCAGACTGCTGCGATGTCATCCAGGCCGATGTGTAGCGGGCGGGGGCGAGCGGCGACCCATTCGATCTCCACAATCTCGCTGGCTCGTTTGCGCACGATGACGTTGTCGCATGTCATGTCGATGGTCGCGCCGCTCTTGTAGATGATCGTCACGCGGGCGCGCTCGGGCGGGGGTGTTTCGGCTGTGTCCATCGGTGCTCCTGCCTGTGTGGTTCTCGGACACCGGGGTGTCCCTGCCCGCTGATTGTCCCATATCCCGCGGTGGTTAGCCCACGAGTCGCGCGGACGCGCGGCGAAACACAGATCGTTTCTGCAGGCGCCGAAGGACCCATGCGTCCGGGTCCATGTGAGCCGGACGCTTCGCGACCGCCGCGGGCACGTCCAGCACGAGTGTGTACGCGAGCTCGCGCCGGGCGTTCGTGCGCTCCAGGTGCCGGCCGTGACGATGCCACATGCCATCGAAGTAGCTCGCGTGCTTGTGCCGGCTGACGAGCACAACGGGGTGCCCATCGACCTTCCGGACCTGCGTCCAGGGGCGGACGGTGACGGTGCGATGCCGCGCGTACGCCGCCTGCAGTGGTTCGCCCCCGGTCCCGACGCTGAACATGACCATCTCCCAGTCGATGCCCGTGTGGTCGGGGTCCCCTGGGTACGCGATCCAGAATTGCGCGAACGTCCCCGCTATGCAGGCGTGGACGGTGACGGGCCCGTCGAGGTACTTGTCGCCGTCGTCGGCGCGCAGCACGGGCGCGAGGCGTTGGAGGAGCGCCGTGTTCACGTCGATCATGGTCGTGTGAGGCGTGCGAACGCCTCTCCAGCGGTCCGGGCGGCCAACCCGCGGGGGCGGTGCCGCAAACACCCCCGATGCGGCGTGCAGGCCACGGGCGTCACAGCAGGGTGGTGATCGCTGCGGCGAGCACGACGATGATCGCGCCGATGGCGAACGTCAGCAGCAACGGGCCGGGCGCGCCGCTCACCAGGCCACGGCGCCAATGCCAGCGCCGAGGATCGCGCCGCCGACCATGCCCATGAGTCCGAGCGGGATGATGAGCGCCCACCCGTCGGGTTGACGGGTCGCGATGTTGCCGGCGATCCCGCCGCCGAGGATCGCACCAGCGATCGAGCACAAGGCGATGGCCACGGCCCGGGTCCTCAGCAGAACGGGACGATTGCGCAGAACGCCTTCGCGATCAGCGCGGGGAGTTCCCCGAGGCTGAGCGTGATGTGCACGAAATCGAACGTGATCGTCGGCATGTCACGCGGGCTTCACGAGCGACCGGATCCCGAGTCCCCCGGCGACCATCGCGAGTAGCGTGATGCCCTTCTGAACCTTGTCTGGGATCGGGAGGCCCATGCTCGGGAGGACGTACACGACGGTCGACAGGATCGTCATCGCTCCGGTCGCGAGCGCGACGGGCTCGCGCTTGAGGAGGGACTTCGCTTCGGCGGGTGCGGCCATGATCTCTACCTCCACATTTCGGGTGTCGCGGCGGAGGCTACCTACCTGACGGGAGAACGACGAACGCCGCCCCGTGAGGAGCGGCGTTCGATCGCGAAGGGGAGGCGACCGGGGATGCTACTTCGTCGGCGGCTTGACTTTCTCCAGCAGCAGCACGCGGGCATCGAGAGCGGCCACCTTCGCCGTGAGCGCATCAAGGTCGGCGCGCATCATCGTGAGTGCTGCCTGTTGCGCCTTGTCGATGCGGTCCGGGAACGTCTCACCGATCCATTTCGCGCGGTCGTTCAGCGCTGTTTGCGCGGCGGCGAGGTTCGCGTCCGTGCTCACGCAACCCGCCTGTCTCTGAGCGTCAGTAGGTCTCCGAGGATCCCGTCGCTTGTCGCCGCCGCACCGTCGACGTGCATCGTCAGCGTCTTTGTGTCCTGCGTCCACGGCGCATCCCAGATCGTGAGCGGCGTCGCGTCGGGGTCGTCCTCGAGCAGTACGGTGTCGCCGGCTTTGACGCGCCACCCCTGGTGCCAGTTCCCGGCGAGGTCTCGGATGTGACCGCGGACGGTGATGTCTCCGGGGTGCCGCGGCCGGTTGAACTCGGCGAGGATCGCCCGGCCGATCTCCGCTGCCCCGGTCGGGGTGTTGGGGTCGGGGAGCTGGATCGCTTCCCAGCGTGGGATGCCGGCGCGGTTCGCGGCGATCGTGTCGCGGGTGTCCGCGAGTGTGGCGTCGGTGTCGGGGGATACGACGTCCTCCTGGCCGGTGAGGACGTTCTGAAAGCGGACCATCACGCCGTTCGCGGTCGCGGCCGTGCTGGGGCCTGTCCAGTTGGGTTCGTAGCCGTTGCCGTCGGATGCGCGAACGACCCATGTCGGGTCGTCGGTGGCGGCGGGCATCGCCGTGTATGTGAGGATCCGGTCGTCCCAGACCGCGATGTTGTACCGGTCGTACGCGTTGGCTTTCGTGAACACGTCGTAGGCGTAGGTCTGCTCCTTGAAGCGGAACTGATCGATGATGCTCGGTGAGTCCGCGATGCCGCTCGTGTCGAGCAGGGGGGCGTAGAGCCCGGCGACGTACCGGATGATGTCCGACGCGCGAGCGCCGTACGGCTCGGTGGTGCCGTAGAGGTTGAGGCCGTGGTTGCCCCACACGGCGAGCTTGCGGGCATGCACGCTGTAGTCGTAGGCCGGGGCGCCACCGGGGGACACGGTGTAGACGAAGCTGACGAACGCGTAGCGGGATCCGATGATGTCGCTCATGGCCTGCGCGATCGGGACGCTCGCCCATATGTCCCCGGAGCTCGCGACGATCACGGACGCGTCGTCGGTGTTCGTCGTGCGGATCTGTAGGTCCCAGTTCGCGTTGGCTGTGGAGGTGTTGCCTGCGGCGGCCATGTCGTAGTAGAGGCGGGCGATCTTGTTGCCGTCTACGAACGGTCCGGCGTCGTACCACGCTTCGGTGTCGGGCCTGATTGGGGATGCCCATTCGCTCGCGTGCGCCAATAGCAGCCCTGCCGCGTTCGCGCTGTCGGACATCGGGCGTGGCGGTTCCGCGCTCGTGATGTTCGATGCCGTGAGCGCAATGTTGCGGGTGCGACTTGCGCCCGCCCAGTTGTTCATGTCCCGGTCGACGATGAGGAGCGCGGGGATCGGGGTGTCGCGGGCGTGACTCATCCATCCGACGGCCTGCACTTCGATCTTGCGTCCCGAGCGGGGGGTCGCCGCGATCCTGCCCTCGTACGCGATCTGGCCGTCAAGGCCGATGTGCCGGATCGTTGCGAACTCGTCGATGTCGGGGTAGGAGAGAGCTCCCTTGCGGGCCAGTGTGACGGTGCTCTGGCTGTAGCCCTCCCCGAGCTTCGACCCGCACGTGACGGCTTGCGGCCGGTCTGCGGGGTTGCGGGCATTGCCGTCCCAGCGGTACGTGTCTCCGGCGGCCGTCTCGATCTCGGTGTGCAGCCCGAGCGGGGGTTTCATGCGCGCGGAATCCTGTACCGCGGCCGGTAGGACAGCTGCGTGGTGAGGGCGTCCGTGAGGTTCGCGTCGGTGGTCGTATCGACGTCGACACGGCGGGCTTTCGCGACGAACCTGGCTTGCCTGTCGTCGCGGCCGGCGTGCGGCACGAACACGCGGGCGCCGCGCGGGGCGAGCAGTCCATAGGTGCCGCCGCTGCTGGCTTCTTTCAGGGCGGTGTCGTGCGTGAGGACGAGTGTGCGCCCGGACTCGATGACGAGCGTTTCGGCGGCCGGGGTCGCGGCGTAGAAGTTGTCGTAGTAGCGGGTGACGACGGGGGATGGTGTGCCGCTGCTGATGTCCCGGAATCCGATCTTCCCATCGTCGAGGGTGCCGCCCGTCGCGAGCACCGAGTCGGAGAACACGGCGGAGAGCTGCGTCGCTCCGGTCGCGGTGTTCAGCACGGCGGCGTTCCCGACGCCGGACGCGAACACGACGAGCCGGATCGTGTACCACGTGTCCACGGCCGGGATCGGAGACCACATCTCCTGCTCATAGGTGATGATCGTTGAGGCCCCGGCGATGACCTTGTAGATCGTGAGCGCCGGCCTCGACCCATCGTCACGGAAGTTCCACGAGCAGAGCAGGTAGTTGCTGGAGTCGACATACCGGGCGATGAGCTGCGCATAGAGCAGGGCGTCGTCGTCGAAGCCTGTGAACTGCGCGTCGACGCCGATCTCGATCGCGGCGTAGACGGTTGAGCCGAGGAGCGCGGTGCGGCCGTTCGTGGTGTCCGAGGTCGTGGCGCGCATCATCGTCTCAGACCCCGCCGGGGAGTCGGACGCCGCGAAGTCCGTGGTCGCACCGGATGTTGCCCATGTCCCACCGAGCGTCGCCGCGCGGGCGTTCAGGGCGGTCCCGGCGGTGATGGCGGTGAACTCGTCGCGGGCGACGTACGCCCCGGCCTGATGCACGTACTTGCGGCGCGCCTTGATGTGCCCGCCGTCGACGGGAAGCAGCAGCATTCCCGCTGCCGCGTTCGGCATCGACAGGGTGTCCCCGGGTGTCGTGGACCTCGCTTCGACGCGGCCGTCCCACGCCTGTGTCCCGAGCGCGACGGCGCCGATCTGGATGACGCCGAAGTCGATCTCGCATTCGGCGTCCTCGAACGGCGGAGTGACCCATGGCGTGAAGCTGTACTGCCCGTCCCCGGTGCGGTACGCGAGCCGGGCCTGCACTCCGGGGCCGGAGACCTGCGCGCCGAGGAGCTTGACGCGCCACCCCCCGACGTGCGTGAGGGTTCCGGTCCCGAACGCCGCGGTCGGCGCGATCGTCAACGTCGCGGGGATCCCCGCGAACCCCGAGGTAACAAGGCTCGCCTTCGCGATAAAGCTCGCGGCCGTCGACACATACTCCGGGTCGATCGCCAGCTCGAAGTGGCGGCGGGGCTGCCCGGCGCTGTCGATGACCGTCAGCTTGCCCTCCGCGGCCGTGTCCCCCGGCACGTCGGACAGGACGAAGTCGATGACCGGACTCGTCGTGTTCCCAACGTTCGTTGAGACATTCGGCTCGACCGTGAAGTCATCCGCGCGCCAGTCCGTCCCCGCGGGCTGGAAACGGATCCCGGCGCGGCCCTTGACGCCGAGTCCGAACTTCGTGATGTCGGCGCCCGCGAGCGGCCACAGGATCCCGCTGCCGGTGATCCGCGTAGTCGTCGCTCCCGGTGCGCTCGCGAACGCTTCCGCGACCAGCGTGTTGCCGTCCTGCCGCACCCGCACCCAGTACGACGTCGCGGTGGTCGTCGTGAACGTCGAGCTTGACGCGAGCGTCGTGACCGTCCCACCGTCGCGCTTGACGATCCGCACGAGGCTCGACGCGCCCGCGAACACGAGTTGCCCCGCGAGATAGTTGTTCGCGTCCAGGCGCTTGAGGATCGGGCCGGCGAGACCTGATGCGACGGAGGCCCCGGTCGTGACCTTGATCGTTGCGCGGGCGTTCTCGAGGTCGTATGTGGAGGCGGTGTGCGCGAGGTTCTTCTCGGCGGTGCTGGACGGCACGAGCTGTCCGCCGCTAACGCTGATCGTCCCGGACCCGAGGTCGAGCGTGTAGTTCGCGATCGTGTCCGTCGCGAACGTGTCGCTGAACGAGTCCAGCCACGCCCCATAGAGGAACGGCTTGCCTGTCAGCCGGACGGTGATCACCGGGGACCTGACGAGCCATCCCACCTGTGCGCCGCGGGAGTCGAGGGGTAGCCCGGCGATCTCTCCGAGCAGCACGACCGCCGTGAACGACCGCGCCCAGTCCTTCGGGGTCCACACGAGATCGATCCCCGCAGAGCCTTCGCGTGCCGCGGCGCCGAGTTTGTCGAGGAGTTGCCCGAGGTATCCGGCGACCAAGGGGTCCGCGGTCGCCTGCTGAGAGATCCTGAGGGGGAGCGTGAACACGCAATTGTCGGCGTGCGGGTCCTCGAGCAGGATCGCCCCGTCGACGTCAGGGCCGCCAACCCAGTCCGCGCGCATCGGGGCCGGGATGAATTCGGGGGTGTCCGCGAGCTCGAACGGGGAGCCGTTGGACAGCGACAGGCCGTCGAGCGTGAACGCTTCGAGGGTCACGGTGTTGCCGGGAACCCTCCGAGCCCAGCCGTCATCGACCTGTGCCGCGCGCTGCGGCCCTGCTGGGTGTTGACGATCCCGACGAGGGCGCGGATCACGTCAAGGGTGGGGGACGCGTTCAACGCTCGGAGCTCGCCGATGAGTACTCGCAGTTCGCCTTCTGGCATGACGGTCTCTCCTCCGTGAGCTTCGATGAGGCGGGGGGCCCCGGTGGGGCCCGGGACGATGCCGCCGAGCGCGAATGACCCCCCGAACGGTGGGGCGTCCGGGCCGAGGAGGCCGCCCTTCGCAAGCGCGATGTGCACGTGATCGGAGTGCCCGCCGATCGCCGGGATGGATTGGCCGTTCTTGATCGCGCCGACCGGGTCATAGAACAGTTCGAGCAGCTTCCCGTCGTACCGGCCGAGCGCCGCCTTGTAGAACGCGGCCATCTGCGCGGGCGTTCCGGCGACGTCCGCGGCGCGCCCCTTGTAGTGCCAGGAGTTCGCTGCGTGCTGCCCACCGGTCGTGCTCGTGATCTGGAGGCCCATGCTGCGGGCGAGCGCCATCGCGCCCTGAATCGCGTCCGTCACACCGCCCTTCGGTGCGCCGTCGCCGTCGCCGAGACCGATGAAATCGGACACCTTGTCTTTCACCCATCCGCCGACCTTTTCCAGTAGCGATTCGCCGATGCCGCGCAGCCAGCGCGGGAGGCCACCGGCCCCGGGGAGCTTGTCGAGGATGAGCCCGGCGCCCTTGGACAGGAGGTCACCGATGGCGCCGGTGATCTTGCCGAGCAGCCCGCCGCCGCTGTCGCCGCCGCCCATGAACTTGCGGTACGCGCCGTTCGTGTACGCCACCCAGGCCCCGAGCCCTTGCGAGCTCAGCTTCGCGCCGGCCATCCGCGCATTCGTCGCCGGGTCGAACGCGTCGCCGGGGAACGGCTTGCCGAGGATCTGCCATAGACCTGATGCGCCAGACGGGTTGTGTGCCCGCGGGTCGCCCCCGGATTCCGCGAGCGCGATAGCGGCCATGAGGTTCGCGTCGCCGAGCCCGCCGTTCGCGCGCTTCCACAGCGCGGCCAAGTCGCTCTTGCTGTAGACGCCGCCGCCCGCGAACCCAATCGTCCCCCATGCCTGCATGAGGAGGTCGCGCGCCCGGTCGCGGTATGCCGGGTTCTCCGGGATGACCCATTCCCTGTGCGTCGGAGCTTCCTCGCCGAGCATGACCATCGGCTTGTCGACGATGCCGCCTGTCCGTGCGAACGCGCCGCCGCGAGCGAGCCCGAGTACCCCGCCGCGTGCGTGCCCCTCGGCGGCGAGCCCCACGCTCTTCGCGGAGATGTGCCCGATCTTGTCGACACCGATCGCGCCCAGCAGCGAGTTGACGATGTCGATGATGTCGTTGACGAACCCGAGCAGCAGGCGGCCACCACTCTTCATGCCGTCGACGATGAACCCGAGGATGCTCTTCCCGACGCTCAGGAAGCCATCCTTCGCGGCGTTGACGCCATCAAGGAACCGGTTCTTCAGCCACCCGCCGACCGATAGGACCACGTCCACTGCCGCCATCACGCCGTCGACGAACCGGTGCAGCACCCACCCGCCGACGGACAGGAACGCGTCGATCGAGTTCTTGACGCCCTCCACGAACCGGTTCTTTAGCCAGCCCGCGACATCGGCAATGACGCTGGCGACCGCTTTCACGCCGTCCACGAACCGGTTGAGCACCCAGGTCCCGACGGACTTGAAGGCTTCGGCGACCGCTTGGATGCCGTCAACGAAGCGGTTCTTGACCCAGCCCGCGGCATCCGCGAGCGCGGACGCGAGAGCCTTGATGCCATCCACGATCCAGCGCACCATGTTCTTTCCAGCGTCGATGAACCACTGCGCGGCGGCGGTGATGCCGTCGATGACTGCCTTCACGCCGTCCGTGAAGATGCGCTTGATGTCATCCCAGTGCTTCACGATCTCTAGGACCGCGAGCCCAATCGGCCCCGTGAGGATCGCTAGCACGAGCGGCCAGTTCTCCTTCAGCCAGTTGAAGACGTCCTTCGCGGCGTTCCACATCCACGTGAACGCGTCACCGACGGCATGCAGCGCACCGTCGACGATCTTGCGGAACGTCTCGGAGTGCGTGTACGCGTAGATCAGTCCTGCGGCGAGCGCGGCGAGACCGGCGACGATGAGCACGATCGGGTTCGCCGCCAGGGCCGCGTTGAGCAGCCATTGCCCGGCCGCCCACGCCTTCGTCGCGAACCCCGCGACGTTCGATGCGGCCGCCGCAGCGAACGTCGCGACCTTGAACGCGACGAACGCGACCGTCGCCTCGTCGGCGTACGGGCCGAGGAGCTTCAGGATCTCCGACAACGGCAGCGCCTTGAACACGAGGAACCCGACGCCCTTCGCGACACCCCCGATGATCGGGATGAGTGCCGCCGCGAGCTCCTTCGCTTCGCGGAAGAAGTCCTTCAGCGCCTTCTGGCCCTTCGCGCTGTTCGCCCACTCATCGAACCGCTTCGCGGCCTTGTCAATGCTCTTCCAGATGTCGTCGCCGGTGTCCTTCCCGGCCTTGCCGACACCGAGCAGCCCGGAGCCGAGGTGCCCGAGCACGGACAGCAGCCGGCGGGTGATGTCCTCCGTCTTCTGGAAGAACCCCGCGAGCCGGCCGGACTCCTCGCCCGCCTTCGCTGAGGATGCCGCAGTTTTCGACCAGCCGTTGATGAGGTCCGCGAGGTGCTGCGTCAACGGGCCCGCTGCCAGCGCGACGTACCGCAACGCGGATACGACGTGGCGGAGTGCTTCGCCGAGGGTGTCGAGCACCTTCGCGTTGCGGCCACCGATCGTCTCTAGATCCTTCCCGAACGCCGGGCTCCCGACGAGCTCGCCGCTCTTGCGGGCCGCTTCGCCGAGGACGGTCGCGGTCTGCCCGACGACCTTGTTGACGCTGTCGAAGTTGTGCGCGGCTGCCTGTAGCCCCTCGGTGGCGCCGGGGAAGAACCCGGCGGCAGCGGTCTGCCGCAGCTCGTCGAGGCGCGGCTTCATGTCCTTCAGCACCCGCACGAATGCCTGCGCGGCCGGCGGGAGCTTGTCGAACTTCTCGTTCAGGTTCGCTGCGGCCAGTCCGGCGGACGCCATCGCCTCCTTCGCGGACAGCTGCGCATCCCCCAATGCCTGCTCAGCGCGTGCGACCGCCCGTTCGGAGTCCTCGACGTCCCGGTTTGCTTTCGCCAGCGCGTCACGGGCGGCGACGACCTCGGGCGCCCGGCTGAGCCCAAGCTTCTCCGCTTCCGCGAGATCCCGCGACGATCGCAACCGGTCACGCTCAGCGTCCCCCACCGCGTTCTCCGCCTGCGCAACATCCAAGCGTGCCTTCGCGAGCTCCAATGACGTCGCGGGCTTCTCAAGGTCGACGAGATCCTTCCGTGCGCTCAGCGTCGTTTCCGCCGCGCGGCGAACCCCTTCCTCAGCGTCGCTGACCTTCCGGCGGGCCGCCTCAACCGCCGATTGGTCGGGACCCTCCAGCTTCTTGAGGCCCTCCTTCGCGTGCTCCGTCTGCCGCGTCGCGTCCCCTACCGCGTTCTCCGCGTCCGCGAGATCGAGGCGGGCCTGTGCCTGCGCGTCGTCGGTGACCCCTGGGCCACCCTGCAGGATGAACCTGGTCTCGGTGATCTGCTTGTTCAGCGCGAGGCGGGCGCGTTCCTCGTTGCGGACCGCGTCCGCGACCGCATCCGTCGCGTCCGCAACCGAGAGCGCGTCGGCGGGCTTGAGGAGATCCTGCAGCGCCTTGTGCGCGTCCGTCAGCGCCTGCACCGCCGAGTCCTCACCACGAACCGCGTCGGTGATCGCACGGTGCGCGTCCGCGAGCTTCCGCGGATCCGGGCCGTTGACGAGGTCCGCGAGAGCCTGCCGCGCATCCTCCGCGGCGAGCTTCGCGCCACGCAACGACAGACCAGCATCGACGACCGCTTGACGCAGATCGTTCACGCGGACACGCGCCGTGGTGAACGCCGGCGTGATCGCGTCCGCGGCCTTCGCCTGTTCCAGTACCGCGTCGGACGCGGCACGGACGGCGTCGCGTAGCCCGTCCTGCGCGGACTGGATCGATCGTGCGGCGGCGCGCTGCTGCCCCGCGGTGCTGATCGCCGCGGACGCCGCCTTGCCCTGCTTATCGACCTGTTCCTTCAGCGCGTCCGCGACACCCATTGTCGCGAGCTTGAAGACCCCCATTCCCTGCGCCGCGGCGGCCAGCGCGTTGCCTGCGGCGGCGGCGAGCCCGGCGAGCGGGATCAGGCTCGCGCCGGCCGCGACCGCTGCGCCACCGAACCCGATCGTGACGGGCACGAGCGCGGCGAGCGCGACACGGAACCCGCCGATCGTTGCCGTCGCCCCCGCCGCGGCGCCACCGAACGCATCGAGGTCACGGCTCGTGTTCCTGATCCCGCCACCGCCGCCGCCGGACCCGATGCCGCCGAGGCTCTTGGATGTCTTCTTCGCCTCCCGGTCAACGTCGCTGAGCTTCCCGCGGACCGTGTCAAGCTCACGCGACGAACGGCCCGCGGAGAACCCTTGCGAGAACCCGTCCCCGGCGGACCGGCCGACCCGCTTGAACTCGTTGTCGAGCGCCGACAGGCGGGCGCGGACCTGCGCGTCGAACTGGTCGAATTCTGGCTCGATCGAGACGTAGCCGGTGCCCACCTTCGTCGCCATCAGCCGCCGCCCCCTACCGCTCGTGCGAACGCATGGATCTCAGACCGCGACGACATCCTCGGCCTCGCCGGCACATCCTCGGAGCCGCGCCTGTCCGGGTGCTCAATCCTGGGCATCTCCGGGATGCGGCCCTTGAACGCACGAGAGGCCACCGCAAGGCGATGACCCCAGATATCCCCACGCTCTATTCCGATCGCCTGCAACTCGTCCGCTTGCGTCCAGTGCTTCCCGTCGCGCCACACCGCAGCATCGACAGGCAGGCCGCGGACAAGAGCCCACAGCCTACGGCAGCCGGACACGCCGACCTGCACCCGAAGGTCCATCGAGTAGTAGTGCTGAAAGTCCGCCTCGAGCAAGCCCCAGCGCGAGGCTAGGACCCATCCGAGGCTGGTGATTCCCCCGGCTCCATGCCGTACACCTTCCCGGCGGCCTGCAGGAGTTCCATCAGGTCATCCATTGATGGCCGCAACGCGAAGAACTCGTCGGTGCGGTCCCCGATGAGCGCGGCGACGGCGCCGTGAACGTCGCGTTCCTGTCCGAGGATCGCGAAGTCGGCGGGCATCTCCACGGGGAGCGTGAACGTGATGTCATCCGACCACTTGAGCGTGACGAGCTCGCCCTGCGCTTCCAGCCGCGCGACCCGTGCCGCGGCGAGATCGATGACGCGCTGAGCGGGCGGCCCCCCATTCTTCGCTGCCGCCGGAGGCTTCGCCTTCGTCGTGGCAGCCATCAGGAACCGGCCACGAACGCGGCGGAGTCGTCGGTGAGGAACACGAACGCCGAGGACCCGTCGGACGGCTGGGAGCCCGCGAGCGTGATCGGCAGGACCGCCGCCGATGTCCTGACGAGCTGCGTCTCGACGGCATCCGTCACCGAGCAGCGCGGCAGGATGAACCGCACGTGCCGGGTGCCGTCGAGCCCGTCGACGATCACTGCTCTCTCGTCGAGCGCGCCGGACGTCGGCAGTTCGTAGCGGTAGATCGACCCGGACGGATTCGTGACCGTCCCGCCACCGAACGCGAACGGCACGTTCGTTTCGTTCCACTGCAGCAGCGAGAACGACGCCCCGACGGCCTGGGAGATCAGGTCGCGGCGGACGGGCTGCCGGGACTGCCACGCCGGGATTTCCTGGATCTCCGGGGTGATCGTGAACGTCACGCCGTCCTCGGTGACGTAACCGAGGCCGACGAACGCCGCGTTCAGCGCCGCCGTCGGGGTGGTGGGGAGCGCGGTGCCGACGGGAGCTATGAAAATTTCTCCCGCACTGGCGACTGTAATTTCGGTCGGATCCTGCCACGCCATGAGAGCGTCCTTTCATCGGGGACTTGCAGGGGTCTTGCGATCGAGCCCGCGCGAACTGCGGGCGAGAAGTTCTAGAGCTGTTCGCGCCCGTCGCGCCAGCCGAGCCCGGACGCCTTGACGCCACGGTACGCGTTGCGCTGCGGCGGATTCCGCACGGTCCCATACTCGGAAAAATGCCAACCCCAATCCCGGAAGCGGATCGTGGTTCCGCGCTCCTCGATGCGCTGAATGTAGTAGCCGGTGTGCCGGTATGGCAGCGCCATGAACCTGATGACCCCGGCGACGTACCGCGTCGTGAAGACCATCGCCGCCTTGAACTCCGGCTGCGCCCGCAGCGCCTTGCGGTACCCGGGCTCAGGCCGGTAGCGCATGCGCGAGGACCTCCACGGTGATGACGTACCGCTCCCTGGCCGGCTCATACGCCGTGTCGGGCAGCCGCGCGAATCCGGGGAACCTGACGCGTGTCACGACGACACCGTCCGCTGACACGCCCTGCTGGGCCTTCAGGACGGCGCGGACGCGGCGCGCGAGGAGCCCGGCTTCCGCGCGGCCCGTGTACGCCGCCATCGACGTCGACCCCGCGTAGCAGTCGAGCTGCAGCCCGTAGTCGACGAGATACTCGACCTGGGAGGCCGGGTCATCTTCGGCGGTGAGCAGCGTCACACGCACCCACGGTCGCGTCATCGAGTCCGGGGTGCGAGCGGCCACACGGGCGTCCATGCCGGTGATCAGGGGACTCGCGGTCAGCCACCCGCCGACGAGCGCCTCGACGTCGGGAAGCACGATGACGGTGCTCACGATCCGCCCTCCCCACCGGTTCGCTTGATCGTGCATTCCACATGGCTTTCCAGTCTCGTGCGCGGGTTACGGGCTCGCCAGCTGTCACCGATGACCTCGTACACGGAGCCGTCCGCGATCACGCCATCCCCCGTGTCGATGACCGTGCCCGCCGGGAGCACGAGCAGCCACGTCGTGACGGACAGCTCGCCTTCTGCGACGGGCTCGGTGCGCTGCGTCTGCTGAAGTTCCCCGATCGTGACGACCAGCGTTTCGCCGGGGGCGGGGTCGAACGCGTCGTCATCGACCTCGGACCGCCTGACGATCGTCACCGGCCGGTTCAGCAGGTCCGTCAAGCTCACAGGTCTTCGCCTCCTCGATCAGTGCCCTCATGGCGGTCGGGTCGTGCTGTGCTCGCGCGTATCTCTTTCTGAGGTCCCAACTCACGAGCGAACCGCGCGCCCTCGTTGCCCGCGACTGTGACGGATGCCAGCAGTGCCACAGCGGCGCGTGCCCCAGCGGCCGCCACGGCGGGCCGTTCAGCGTCCTGAGTGCCCAGCCGAACGCTTCGTCCTCGCCGGACCATCCGAGGAACCGCGGGTCCAGCGGGCAGTCCTCGTACACGTCGCGCCGCACGATGGTGATGCCGCCGCCTTCGACGCCGCGGTACGCGCGCTCCGCGACCGCCAGTCCCGCCGGGTCCTCCCCGGCGATCAGGCGGCCGGTGGCGGCCTCCGTGAGTCGGTGGACGCTGCGGTGCGCCATCGCCCACGCGGCACCCGCCTGCACCGTTCGCACGGCCTCAGCGAGCCCATCCGCGATCACGTCCGCGTCATGCAGAACGAGGACATCCGCGGCTGTCTGATCGAGCGCGTCCGCGACCGCCATCGCCTTGCACCACGGCCCGTCGTCGTGCCTCCCGACGATGATCGGCCAGCCGTGCACGGCGAGCCTTGCGAGCACCCACGCGAACGCCCGCTTGCGATGCGGACACGACGAGGTCCTCCAAGGCACTAGGACGGCAATGGGCATCGCACCGGCGCCGGGTCGAACGTCAGCGGCATCGGACCGGCCTCCGGGTCCGCCGCGAAGTAGTAGCGCTCGAACACCTCGCGCAACTGCTCGTCGCTGAGCATCGACCATCGCCGCCAGTGCGCACCGACGTGCTCCGGCAGGGTGGTTGCCGCGTACGCCGCGCCGCCGTTGCGTGCCTTGCGGATCATCTGCTCCGGTGACCGCAGGGCATAGTGGCGGAGCGTGAGGAGGTTCGACACCTTCGCCGGCAGGTCCGTGTGCGGGAACCACGCGCCGTGGTTGCCCTGCTCAATCACGACACCGTCCACTGCGCGGACCGCGACCTTCGGCAGCGGGCCCGGGTAGGAGCGGCGCCACCCGATCCGGGTCAGCGGGTTCGCGTCGTCGGGGTCAAGGCTCGTCGGGACGTGATCCCACAGGTCGGCCTCCACGATCAGCACGTCTCGCGGCAGCCCGGCCAGCACGTCAGCGATCCGGCGGCCACTGCGCGCAAACCACGCCTCGTCGCTGTCCCACGGCAGGACCCAGGTCGCGCCCATCCCGCGGGCCCGCTCCGCGAGCGCGCTCATCTTCTCCGACTGGAGATACGCGGGCTCGAGGTCATCGATGACGGTCAGGCGACCGTCCATCCACCCGTGCAGCAGTTCGCGTGTCCCGTCGCGGCTCATGTTGTCCGCGACGATGATCGCGTCGCATTGCTCCAGCATGTGCGCGAGCGTGAACGGCAGGATGTCCAGCTCGTCTTTCACGAGGCTGACAGCGACCGTTGTCATGTGGAGCGCTCCAGATATAGGGCCATCGCGCGTAGTCGCTCCGGGCTGTCGTCGGCGTGTCCGAGAGCTGAATTGCATTTCGCGCACAGCAGTCCGCGAACCTTGCCGGTCGCATGGTCATGGTCGATGTGCAGTCGGCGGTGCTGGCCTGTGCGACGGTCGTTCTGATTGTTGGGTCGCTCGCACACCGCGCAGACCCCTCGATGTGCCGCCAACAGGGCATCGTATTGCTCAGCGGTGATCCCGTAGCGTACGAAGAGCTTGTTCTCGCGCCACCCATCGGGATCGCTCAGTCGGTAGTTACGCGCCTTCTCCTGCACGCAAGATCGACACCATGACGACAGACCTGTAGATGTCCGGCGGTTTCGACTAAAGGCATGCGCGGGAAGCATCTCCTTGCAGCCTCCGCACCGCTTCTCAGCAGCGATATCTTGCGTGCCCACTTGGCATCGCGGGACCAGAACGGCGTGTTCGGGGTTGACGCATAGCGTCACTCCGCAGGCTGCCTTGACTAGCGTCTTTGAGTCCAGCTCGCCGCCGTTGATCTCCCACGCAAAGCGACGTCCGTAGATGTAGCCTCGTTCACTGCTGACGTAGAAGATCGGTCTGCCCTTCCGACGGCCACCCGTCCAAAGCCAGCAGTCGGGGCGCTTATCGACGCGTTGCCAGAAGCGGTCCATGACCTCCGCTGGCGTATCATCGTTCATGTCGATCCTCCGTCTCAGGATTGGCCGGGACCCGCAGCGTCGCAAGCGCTGGCGGGTCCTCCTATTGTCACAGATACATCGGCAGAGCGTCACAGCCGCACCGCCCAGAACGCCGTGTCCGCGCGTTCCCGCTTAGCCGTAGTCATGAGATGCGATCGACGTCGTATCCGGCCAAACGCGCGATACGTTCTGGCACGGGCGTGCCAAGAGACTCCGGTGCGTCGTCAGGCGAGAAAGACAACGCCGTCTTGCCGCCGCTGAGCAGGAACGGCTTGATCAGCCCCGCGTCTGGTTTGCCGGGGAGGTTCCGCATGCGGTTCGTGTTCAGGATCACGACATGATCGTCGTGCCCCGCGAGTACACGCGCTGCGGCCCGCACGAGACCAACTGCCACCACATGCCGAAGATTCATCAGTACCTCATTCCCGTTCGTTGCATTTCTGGTAGCGCCATCACGGGCGCTCCACGTAGAAGATCGTTTCCGTCCCGTACTGTGATGCGGTGCTCAGCGTGTCGTGGCGCCACGCGAACGGCTCCAGGTGCCGCTTGATGTCTGAGAACGCGAACGAGATGTCCGGCACCCCCGGATCAGCGGCATACGCGATCTCGCGTGTCGTGTCCCCGAGCGGCGTGAACAACACCAGCGCCATCCGCTGCTGGAACGCTGCGCACGCGTTCGCGAGAATTCGTTCCCACCGGTAATCATGCTCGAGGACGTGCCGCAGCACGATCCCCGGCGACTCCCGGTGGTAGTCCGCGAGGTCCGCGATCTCATCCGCGAACGGGGACCGCGACCCATCCACTCCGTAGTAGCGGTCGCGCTTGATGTGGTGCCGCATCCAGCCTTTTCCGCATCCCCAGTCAGCGACCAGGGCGCACGGCTTCAGCCACGTGGCGGCGAGCTCGTACGTTTCGGTTTGCCCGAAGGGTTCCCAGTCGGGGCCGAGCAGCGCGAACCAGCGGTCCCATTTCCCGACGTTCGTTGCGGTCACCGTGCGATCACCTGCCTCATCTTGTGGGGAGCCCAGCCCGCCCGCTCATACGCGCGCCACAACTCCTCGTTGCCGTCGTCGTGTTCCTGTGGGTGCCAGCAGTGGTAGATGACGCCCGGTGCGCGTTGCAGGCCGCCGCCGAGAGCGCCGCATGCCCGCATGAACGCCAGATCCTCCCATCCCCACCCGGCGAACCGCTCGTCGAACCCGCCGACGATGTCCCACAAGCGGCGCGGAACGGCGTAGCACCCGGAGAACGTGTGCGGATCCCACGCCTCAATGTCCGCGCGGCACGGGTCGCCGCCCTGCAGCACCTCCGTCGTTCCCTGCTGTGACAGCTGTGCGCGCCAGTCATGCGCGTAGGTGAGGTGCCCCGTTCGCCCGGCGGTCGCGACGGCAAGCGTGACCTGCTCGGGCATGCTGACCATGATGTCGGCGTCCGCGAACACCGCGACGTCCCACGTGCCGGCCGCCGCCCGGTTGCGCCATCGCGCCCGGTTCATTGGCTCCCCGGCGTCCTGCCCGGTGACGATCTCAACGTCGGGAAGCAGCGTCCGCCATCGCGTTTCGCATGCTGCCCACAGTCTGTCGCGATGCCCGCAGTCCGGGCGGTAGGGGACACAGACGCGCACTAGTACGTGTGTCCCCGCCGATAGTCCCCGATGTGCCAGATCCATTCGCCGCCGTCCGCCATTGACCCCCAGAACCCGAACCGCACATCGTCCGGGGCGACACCCCACGGCAACCCGGTCTCGCGCAGCTGGAAGCCGTACAGGCCCTCGCTGTGCTGCGACTGTGGCCACCCTGTGTGGCAGAGCTCGCGGCGATGCACGCTCGGGTTCGTGGAGTAGTTGCGGATCGTTTCCACCCAGAACCGCCGTCCGTCGGTGTGCTCGCTGTACGCGCCCGGCATCATCGCCATAAACCCGCCGTGCTCGATCTCCGCGCCCCATGCCTGCCGGCGAAACGCGACCTGCGCGAGATACGGCCGGTCGGCGAGTAGGCCGGTGAGGTCGTCGAGGTTGACGGGGCGCGTGAACAGGAAGTCGTCTTCGAGGTGCATCACGAACGGTTCGGGGCCATCCGCGACCGTGCGCCACGCGGATGCCATTGCCGCCGCGAACCCCGTTCGGCCACCCGTTACGACGATCTCGTATCCCGGCAGCGCTCGGCGTAGCCAGTGCGCGTAGTCGGCGTCGCCGGAGTCGTCGTGGATCACCCGGCGCGTGATCGTGCCGGCCGCCATCTCGTCGAACCGGGCGAGGGTTTGCTGCAGGTACTCGCGGCGGCCGTCCGTCATCACGAGCAGCGCGATCACGTTGCCTCTGCGTAGCGTTCGGGCCATACCGTCCGGTGGATCTCCCAGTGCGCCGCGTCCCGTGCCTCTCGGCTCTGTCCACGATTGCGGCCAGCCGTGTCGACGTGCGCGACGTATACCGCGTCGCGGATCAGTTCGAACGATGCGCCCGCCCGAGCGGCGAAAGCCCACGTCGCCCAATCCTCCGACCAGCCGAAGTCATGGAAGCCGACGGTCCGCAGCAGGCTCGTTCGGGCGCATGCCCCGATCGGCACCCAGTTCCCCGCTTCCAGGCAGTCCGCAACGCAGTCGTGCGTGTGCCCGGCGACGCGGGGCTGCCACGGCCGTTGCGCCCGCCCGTCTCGGACGTAGGTCACGAGCGGCACGCGGACGTCAGCTGTGCCGCGGGCCATCGCCTCGATGTACTCGATGCCCGGAAGCTGGTCGTCGGCATCGAGTCCGATCACGAACGCACTCTCAACTCTTGCGAGCGCTGCGTTTCGCGCCGCTGCGATCGTGTCGCCATGCACGTGAATCCACGGCACCCCGGCCGGCACCGACGCGCCGGCGCGCTCCCGCGCGAGCCGCTGCCACGACTCGTCGCCGAACGTGCCCGTAGTCACCGTGACCCAGCTCACGCCCACAAGTGCGCTCTCCGCGCGAACCGCTTCCCGTCGAGACGTGCCTGCGCGCGTCCCTTCCTGTATGTGTCGTCATCGACGCCGCCAGGTGTCATCGGATGGCCGACGTGTTCGACGATCGCTTGCGGGCAGTAGGCGTACACCCCGCGTTTTGTGGCGGTCGCGATCAGCTCATCGTCGGTGCGCCAGTGCGCGTAGCCCTCCCAGAGTGGACCCCGCGACCCGTCCGCGCATGGCTTCGCGGCGTATTCGCGGGTGATCAGGAAGTGCGTCGCGTGCGTCGGCCGCAAGGGGCGCGGGATGAGGTCGTTGAGACCAACGACGTGCGCGCCGCGATTGATCAGCGCGAGTGCTCGCGGCAGCCATCCCGGATGGGGCCGAACGTCATCGGCGGCGAGCAGGATCAGCGGCTCGTCGGTCGCGCGGACCCCGGCGTTGACCTTCGCTGCGTACCCGCCTCCCGGGGACAGCATCCAGCCGCCCGCGTGCGTGATCGCGGCGTGCTCAGCGGTGTCGCCCGGGTCCGCGAGGAAGAGGATCCGGTGCGGTTGCGGCGTGGACAGACCGATCGAGGTGAGCAGCGGCGCCACGTTCTGCGGGCGCGCGAGAACGGGAACGAGGATCACGAGGCTCATTCGGCTGGGAACGCCGCGATCTCTCCGGTGTCCCGGAGCTCGATCAGCAGGTCCACGGTCGTGAGCGGCATCGTTGTCGCGCTGCCCGCCAACCCGGCGGCGGCCCTGACGAGCTTCGCTTCACGGTCCGTCAGGTATAGGTCGCCGGCGCCGTCGGGGTAGCTGACGGAGTGCTGATGCGCGCCGAGCGTTTCGCCCTCCGACCGGACCCCGGCCGGGTTTGTCATCACGCGGCGGCACGCCTCCAGACACACCGCGCGCAGAATCGTCGGGACCGGCACCGGGTCCCAGGTCGCGGCCTTGCCCGCGGCCTCCCGGATCAGGCCGGACGCGAGCTCGAGCAGCAGGTTGCCTTGCGCGGTCTGCGCGGCCGTGAGTTCCCCCGAGGTTGTGCGGCTGAGCCGGATTGCCAGGTCGGTGAGTGTCGCGAAGTTCGCCAATGCGCCTCCTAGGTTCCGACGAGTTCCATGCCCGCCACAGCGACACCGGACGGCAGGGCTTCGAGCGCGTCGAGTGTCCCGCGGTGCCCCGTGACGATGACGCTCGGCGTCACACCCGACACACCGGGCGGCGGGCTGATGCCGGTCCCGATTGCGGCTGGGGGCAGGATCGTGGAGTCGGCGCGCAGCGTGTGCGTCCCGAGGACCGCCGATCCGAGCGCCGCGGGCGCCAGCACTGCGAAGCTCGCTGTGACGCCGGGGGTCGTCGCGACACCGGCTCCGAGCGCGGGCGGGGCGTGCACCGTCGATGACGCGGCCAGGGCCGGGGTCGTCGTCACGGCGGCGCCGAGCGCTGCGGGGGCGGCCACGGTCAGCATCGCCGCGACGGCTGGCGGCGGGACGTTCCCCGCGCCGAGCCCGGCTGGTGGCGTGACGACGCTTGCGGCGTCGATGGTGGGGGCGGGGGCGGTGCCTGTCGCGATGCCGGGCAGGGCGCTGACGACCGCGCTGCCGGACCCCGACACGGCCGGCGGCGGCGCGGCCCCGGCCCCGACGCCTGGGGGGGCGCTCACGACACTGGCGGCGGTCGCGGTGTGCGTCAGGGCTGCTACTGCGCCGACCGCAGCGGGTGGCTGCACGTCCGTCCCGGCCATCGCGGCGGGCGGCGGCGCTGTTCCCGTTCCCGTGGCGGCGGGCGCTGCGATGGCGCTGCCCGCCGTAACCGCGGGCGCGGGCGCGCTGCCGATCCCGAACGCCGCCGTCGCCAGCACTTCGTAGGCGCCAGCGACGGCGGGCGCCGGAGCGGAACCAACGCCAATCGCGGGTGGCACCGTGACCGCGCTGCCAGCCGTGACGGCCGGGACGGGGCTTGACCCGCCGCCGAGCGCCGCAGGCGAGACGACGAGGCTGCCCGCACCGACGACGGGTGTCGTGGCGACCGCTGCGCCGAGTGCCGCGGGCACCAGCGCCTCATATGCGCCCGCCGGTACCGGCGGGGGCGCCGAGCCCGCACCGAGCGCAGCGGGGGCCACCGTCACGCTGCCCGCCACTGCTGCCGGCGCTGGCGAGGTCCCGGCTCCCAGTGCTGCAGGCGCCGCGACCACCGACCCGGCCGCAATGGTGCTCACCGGCGCCGAACCGACACCCAGACCCGGCGGGCTCGTGACCACGCTGCCAGCCGATACCGCGTGCGTGACCGCTGCGGCGGACCCGATCGCTGCGACCGCTGTCACCGTCGCGTTCGTCCCGCCCGCCCCGAACGTCCACGATGGCGGGTCGTCGCCGGTCACGATCGTCGTCCCGGCGATCCCGTTGAGGTCCGTCGTGCCGGTGATCGTCCCCGTGATCGTGGCGTGCGCGGCCTTCAGGTCCGGGACGTTGTCGGTGTTCACGGCCTGATTGAAGTCCCACACGCCGATCGGGGCGACGGCATGGTTGACCCAGTTCGCGGTCGCGGTCCCCGTCGCGAGCGCCTCGATCTGCGCGTCGGACAGCGCCGCGTTCCAGACGGCCGCGGTCGCCATGCGCATGTTCAGGTCGTCGACGTCCTGCGCCTCACCGAACGAGATGTACCCGCCGCTCGTCGACGATGCGGTCCCGAACGCGCTGGAGGCATCCGCGTGCGACCACGGGCCCCCGAACGGGAAGACGTGGAACCGAGACGCGGTCGCGCTGCGGGTGACCGCGACGATGTACCAGATCGTCGTCGTCGAGACCGTCGCCGCAGCCGTCCTGAGCGCGTTGCCGTTGACGGTGTAGAACACGACGCGGTCCGCCGGGTCGACGCCGAACTCCCACTGATACGCCCCGGCCGACGTCTGCCCGGCCATCATCGCCTGCCAGTCCGCGTGCGTGTTCGGCTTCACGAGGACCGCGAGCGTGAAATCCGCCCCCACGTTGGAGCCCGCGATGACGGGGACGCGCAACTCGCTGTTGTTCGCGGTGAAGTTGCGGACCGCCATGCCTACACCTGCGTGACGACGTCGGTGATCGTCCAGCCGGGCGCGACCGCATGACGCTCCGTCTGCGTTCGCGCCACGTCATCCGTCGACTTCAGCCACACGTAGGACGGGGCGACGGTCTGCCGGGTCTGCATCCGCGCGACGAGCGTGTCCATGATCGCCTCCCCGCTCCCGCGGCCCGTGAAGTCCGCCTCAACCAACAGGTACGACACGCCGCGGGTCGTCTGCTGACGCACCGTGAGGTTCGTCACGTCAACACGGCCCGCCACGGCAGTATTGACATCCGCCTGCAGGTTGTTCAACCGGGCCGGAGTCGCGAACGCCTGCACCTGAAGGGTGTGCCGAACCACCCTCTACGTCAGATCCAGGACGTGCAACCCGAGCGAATCCCAGGTGACCTGAAACGTCCCGGCGGTCGTCGCGACAGTCCCACCGAAGTCAACGGCGACGATCAACGGCGACGTGCTCGCGGTCCCCGTGCTCTTGTAGACCACGCAATCCGTTGCGCTGAGCGTGCTCGTCGTCCATGTCGTGTCGGCCGCGTCCATCCGGGTCTGGTCGGTCGCGGTGTCATACGTCGCCGTCTTCGACCCGAGCGTCGCGCCCCCGGCGGTGTACCCCGTCCCCGTGATCTCCGTCCCGGACACGTCATCGAAGAAATCGTGCGTGTCCTGATTGACCGTGTACGCGGTCAGCAACGCCGCCTTGATCGTGTCGGTATCCCAGTCCGTGACCGCCGTCCCGTCGTACTGATTCTTCGTCGGCACCCCGTAGATCAAGGCGGTCACCGCAGCGAGATCGATCCCGGCGGCGTGCATGTCCTCCAGCATGCGGTCCCACGTCTCCGGGACCTGCTTGAGCGCCACGAGCTCCGCGACGAGCCGACCCGTGTCCAACGGAACCTCCCGCACCGCCTCGACGACGTACAGCTGCTGTTGGAGGTGCTGGTGCAGCTTCCCGCGGAACCGCTTGTCCGCACCCACCATCTTCCCGTCATCGTCAACACGGACAGTGTCGACGATCGCTTCCCGCTCGTCGTCCGTCAGGTACTCGTCGCCGTCCAGGGTGTAGTCCACGACCTCGCGCTCAGCGAGCACGCAGCGCGCCCTCGCTTCCTCCTCGCTGGCCGCGGACAGCGTCGTGAGTCTCGACTGATCGTCCGTCTGCGACCGCAGCCGCACCTCGTACTTCGGCATCAGGGCCTCCTTACGTCGCGACGGCCCGGCTCATGCGCCGGGCCGCTCAGGTTGGGTTAGGAGCCCTGCGCGAGATCGAGCTCAACGGCGGCCTGCGGACGGACCGCACGAGTGCCGTAAAGAAAATCGATGGAGCAAATGTCTTGTTTGTAGGTCATGTCGTATCCATAGACGATTCGCAATCCGAGGCCCTTGTAGCTCTTGACAGCCGCCTGCGATCCGATCTTCCCGAGCGGCAGTTCGAGGGTCCTGGTCGCGAGCGTGATCGCGTCCCTGTGGAACGCGACGCCGTCCGCCTGCCCGCGGTCCCCGGACCCATACCCAAGGTAGTTGGACTCGTACGAGTCGAACCCGAACTTCCGGCCGATCGCGGCTTCGACGAGCCCGTCGGTGTTCCCGCGCTTGTCGGCCTCATGCATGATCGAGTCGCCGATCACGACACCGGATGCTTCGGGGGAGAAGATCGCGAACCGGTTGACGGTCGGGATCTTGTTGCGGTTCAGCTTCGTCTTGGCGGGGATCAGCACCTTCGACGGGTGCGTCCCGTCCGGGGTCGTGACGACACCGCCACCGGACTGCTTCGCCGGATAGTCATTCGTCGCGCCCGGGTTCGCGGTCTGGTTCGCGGCGTCAACGAGCTTCTCCGTGATGTCGCCCTCGACCATCTCGATGATCGCCTGCATCGCAGGGTTCAGGAGTCGGTCGGTGAAGTCGTCGATCGTGAGCGTCAGGTCCTCCGACGTGACCGCGAACGACACGTCCGCGATCTTGTCCAAGACGACGGGGAACGTGTCCTCAGCGGGGTTCTGCAGCTGAATGCCCGTCGACCGGTTGAAGCTGTTGGCGGCGAACACCATCGGGACGCGGACGTTGACGGTCGCGCCCTGCTTCCCAGCGAACGCACTGTCGTAGTCGCGGCTGACGAGCCCGATCAGCACGGAATCGTTCAGGAGCGTCGCAAGTGCCCTGGTGGCAACCTGCGGCATGGTCAGAAAGGTCGGCATGTGCGACTCCTATTCGGAAATGAGGGGTGCTGCGGGGTGTGGAGCCGCCCTGCGGTGGCTTTCTCGGCCGTGCGGCCGTCTTGTTCGGTTCGGTTCGCTGGGCCCGGTGCGAACACGAGCCCGAGGGGGAGCGGCACCATGCGGCGCTCGCCCGTCCTGCTACTTCGTGGCGGCCTTCTCGTCCCCGGCGGCCGGCTCACCGTCAGCGGTCCGCTGAATGTCATCGACGTGTCCGCCCGGCGGATGATTCCCCGGGGGAGTCAGCGCCGCCTCACGGTACGCCGGGTCCTCTTCCATCCGCACGCGGTGCTGCTCGAGCACGTCGCGGGGGCGACCGTCATCGTCCTTCGTCCAATCATCGTCTGCGGCCATGAGCGTTCTCCTGCTTTCGGTGGGTTACGTCACCGTCGAGTGGCGGCGACGCTGCACTGCCTTCAGTTCCGACTCGACGCTGTTACCGGACGGCGCGGCACCCTTGCCTGCGTCCGAGCTTCCCGCCGGGATGCCGTTCTGCTTCCCGGCGCCGGCGAGCCACCCGGGCTTCGCTTCCGCGAGAGCCATGAGTTCTTCGGCTAGGGCGTCCATGTCGACGCGGCCGTCCTTGTAGATCGTGTCCGCGTCGATGTCGCCGCGGTCGATCTGCTTCTCCAGCCACATGAGGACGTCATCGGGGTCCGTGAATTTCACGGTCTTCGCGTCGTCTCCGGCGCCGAGCTTGACACCGCGGATCGCCGCGACCTTCGACACCGCCATCTCCAGGCGATCTGCGCGACGGTCCTTGTCCGCTTCGCTCAGCGCTTCCTCACGGGCCTGTCGCTTCGCCGTGTCGATCGCTTTCTCCTGATCGGACTTGTCGGCGTCCTCGCGTTCCTTGAGCTTCGCGGCGAGCTCGTCACGCTCCCGCTTCAGGCGGGCCGCCTCACGCTCAGCGCGGCCCGCGCCGGTCGGTTTGTCCTTCGCGCGCTTTTCCCACTTGCGGGCGTAGGCTTTCCACTCCTCGAGCTCGGCGTCATCCGCAGGCTTGTCGTCCGCCGCAGTGTCGTCGTCCTTGTCGTCGTCGTCCGTGACATCCGCCGAGTCGTCATCGTCGGCGCTGTCATCGGCCGAGTCGTCGTCGTCGTCGCCCTCGTTGCGAAGGTGCCACGACGGGATCCCAGCGCTCACGTCAGCCCATGCGGGCCGCAGCAGCGCGGCGAGCTCTAATGCGTCGGCCAGCAGGCGGCTCATGTCGCCACCGCCTTCAGCTGATTCGACTTCAGCGTCTCAAGCCCCGCCCGGCACGACTCTGCTACCGGCTTCCACTGCGCGAGCTGTAGCCGCGCCTCTTCCATATGCATCTGGGCTTGCGCGATGCGCTTCTCCGCGTTCGCCAACCTGCCCGACAACATCTCCCCGTGCTCGTCGACCGGGTTCTGCTCCGGCCGATCGTTCGCAAGGGCATTCATCGGTTCGCCGTCTTCATCCTCGGTATGCCAGGCCATGCGGCCTCCTTCTGGCGCCCTGCGGCGCCGCTCGTTACCTCGCCAACGCTTCCGCTTCGGTGAGGTGGTCGTGCTCGGGGTCGCCGAGCGTCGGCCCGTACTCGCCGTGATCGAACACCGTCACGCCCGCCAGCGGCTCGTCCTGCGCGCGAAGCTCCGTGATGCTGCGGCCGTCCGGCAAGTGCGCGGCGCGCGGATGCGGGCCCGTCAACGGCTCCAGGCTGCAGCCGCACCGCGGGTGCATCGCGAGCGCGTCGGCCCGCAGGACATAGGCACCGTCGAGGAGCACGCAGTATGGGCAGGCGCCGGGGTCGGCCTTGCGGGCGTACCCGAAGATCGTGGGATCGGCGTCCTGGATTGCTTGCATCGCGCCGCGATGCGCGAGCTGGACGTCCGTCGCGATCGTCGCTTCCGCCCGGTCGAGGCCGATCGCGACCGCTTCCTCGTACTCCTTGCCGATCTTCAGCTCCGACCAGACCGTCACGAACGGGCGGCGGTACACGTCCGGGATCCGGGTGTCGCCGCGGACCGCGTCGATCACCGGCAACGGATCGATCCCGAGCGGCGGGCGCCCGAGCGCACGCGCGACGTACGCGTCCGTGACGGTCACCGACACGCGCTGCACCGCCAGCAGGAACGGCACGACGAGAGCCAGCCACCGCGACACGTCCTGCTCGTCGTAGGAGCCAAGCGAGTTCCACGCCTGCACGACCCCGCGACGCGCGGCGTCCCGCAAACGCGCTTGAGCTGTGATTTGAGCGTCAACCGCCGCCATTGACCGCCCCGGCCGGTACGGGCGCCTTGTCCAGCCCGGATTGCGCGGCCGCGATGATCTGCGCGAGCGCCGACCCCGCCTGCTCAGCCTCATAGCGGCGCAACTGGTCCGTGCCGAGGCCGAGCGCGATCTCCGCCGCGGCCTGCCACGGCAACCCACCCGCGCCCCCGGCACCGATGAGCTTCGTGAACGCGTCCGCCTTCTCCGACAACGACCTGGACTCATGCTCCGCCCACAACAACGCCGCGCGACGAGACAACCGGACGGGATCGGGAAGCATCAGGCCACCCAAGCGCATCGTTTCCTCGTGGCCCTCCGACAGTGACGGCTTATGGCTGCCTTCGACGGCGGCGTGCATCGGCGACTCGAACGCCCGGATCGTCTCCGCCGCAATGTTCGAGATCGCACCCGAGATCGGGAAGTAATGCCGTGGTGTTGACGTCGCGGACGCCAGCTGCGCAAGCTCGTCGTAGATCGAGAGTTGCCCGCGGTCCGCCGCCTCATACCCCGCGAGCTTCGTCGCGGGATCCTCGAACTGCACCGCACCGCCGACGTACGCCTCGAACGGCGGCACCGGGGTCCCGTCGTCGTCGAGCAGGATCTTGTCGCCGATGACGACCCTGAGCGGAAAGCTCATGGTGACCGCGACGACGAGCCCCAGGAACGTGAGGAGGTTGACGCGATCCATCAGGCCGGTCGCGTCCTGAAACTCGCCGCGGCACTCCGTGAACCGTCCCGCAGCCAATCGGCGGTTCACGGCGATCTCCACGACCGGCACCACCCCCAGCGGGTTCGGCAGCGGCCACGACTCCCCATCGACCTCGCGCATCCCCCACCGCCGGTTGTTCGCACTGAACGACGTCGCGTCGTCGCGCTCAGCCAGCGGGACCGTCCGAAACTTGTAGATGCCGTCCGGGCGATACAACGTGCACGCCTCAGCCGCCGGCCCGGCGTCCTCATCCAGCCAGCGCCTGAGCGCAGCGACCCGCAGCGACCGCGAGCCCTCCGCGTGCTCAACGATCGTCGTCGTGCAGTCGTCAATCCGCACGAGCGGCCCGTCGGCGCCGAGAACGCCGCCCTCCCCGTCGTCCTCCCACCGCGACCGGGGCCACACGATCGCGTGCGCCCGCCCATCCAACAACGCGGCACGGTGCGCAAGCTTGGACTCGAGGCCCATCCCGTTCTCCTGCCACACCTGCTCCCACACCGCATCGGACGTCACCTTCCCGGACCCCTGCCCGTCGCTATCGGGGCTCGTGATGCCGTTGACCTCCAACCGGTCGAGCTTCGACGCGATCACGAGCTCCCCCCACGGCATCTCGCACATCGCCATCAGATGCGTGTACGCCTTCACGAGCTTCGCCGCGACAACAGCGTCAGGCACCGGGACACGGTCGGGGCAGCGCTGCGCGTACGGCAACACCCGATCATGCTCCGCCTTGCGATCGTCGAGCTTGGACATCAGACGGTCGGCCTGCCTACCGAGCTCGCTCATCGTTGGGGGCACAGCGTTCACCGCCTCTCTATTGCCACGCCGCACGGGCGTACTCAGGCTCCGGTGCCAACGCCCCGGAGCGAACCGCGTCCTGCCGCGCCGTCCAGCTCAAACAGGACGCCATCGCCAGGTCGATCTTGCGCACGCTCTTCTGCGCATCCTTGCTAATCGTCCATAGCCACCCATGCTCATCGCGCATCTTCGTCGTGCGGCGCACCGCGTTGCCGACGTGACGCACCAGCGCGCCATGCGCAGCCACGGACTCCGGGGAGTCATCCAGCGGGCCGTGCGACAACACCGCGCTCGTGTCATCGGTCCCCAGGCTCTCGTGGTACTCCCGCAGCGCGAACGCCATCGCCTTCGTGCGATTCGTCCACCACTCCACAACCTTGTCATCGCCGTACATGCCTGCCCACCTGGCGATGTCATCGACGTAGAACGGCGGGTCCCAGTACGCCCGCCACACCCGCCAGTACCCGAACGCGAACGCCATCGCCTCGTTGACCTCGCCGATCGGGACGCCCCACGGCGCCTGCTCCGGCAGCTCGAGCGGGCGTTCCCAGACCGCGACGACGACCTGATGCCCCGTCTCCACATCGGTCGCGACGATCCCCGTCGCGTCGAAGCGTTTCGCGCCATCACCGCCGAGCGTTACCAGCCGGCCAGCCGCGATCCCGCCCGCCAGCTCGAGGGTCTTGAACCGCTCCGCGTCGAATGCTTTGGAGACGCCGGCGACGACCCGGTTACCGAACCAGCGCTCCGCCTGCCCCGGATCGCCCTTCGCCGCCAAACGGTCGCAGTCCGCCTCGATGCGGTCCACGTCGACCCACGGGGCGCCCGCGTAGGCATGCTTCAGGATGCGGCGGCGCTCCCGGCGATTCGTCCACGACCCCGCCAGCGGCTCCGGGTAATCGATGAACACGTCCTCCATCGGCCGCTCAACCCATGTCTGCTGAACACTGTTCTCCGACGGGTCATGCGCGTTCCCGGTCGCCGCCCACCGGCCGCCCATCCCCGCGACGTTCCGCAACAGGGTGTCCGTCAGCTTCTCCCCGCCGTTCGTCGGCAGCATCGACTCCGGCTGATCGATCTCGACGTAGATGATCCGAGCGCCCAGCCGTGTTGTCGCGTTGCTGGAGACCCGTTCGATGATCCCGCCGCCCCGAAGGTTGATGCGGTCAAGGCCTGTGTCCGACATGATCCGCCGCAACCGGGGGGACAGCTCGATCATCGGTTTCAGCGCCCGCCAGATGTTCTCCGTCTGGTCGTCCGCGGTCGCCGCGACCTGAATGTGCGGCGTCGCCCACGCCATCCCCATCGGCTCCCCCGCCTCGTACACGTCCCCCCAGCCGGTTCGCTCCCCGCCGTCCGCCCACCCCGCGAACAGGACCGGGCCCTCGGCCTGCGCGCAGATCCGGGCGGCGCTGAACGGCGCCTTCCCCCACTTCTGCGAACGGACCATCAACGACCCGTTGTACACGAACGGCGCCGCCGGCCTGTCAACATCCACGCCGGCATCCGGCCACAACCGAAACTGCCACAGCAGATGCAACGCCTGCTCATCGGACAGCACGAACGGTTCGCCCGCGACCGCCCTGTCAGGGATCACGCAATGCGCCTCGATCCACGCGATGACCAGATGCCCCAGCGACGGGAACTCGCCCGGATAGCGCGGCCCCCGCCAGCCCACTACGACGCTTGGTGCTCGTCAGCCAGCTTCGGATCGACCGCTCGCAGGTTGCGCACCGTTCCGCCCGGCCGCGCCGGCGCCGCGGGCGCATCATCGACGCCCTCATCCACGATCGACCACCGCAACTTCGCCAGCGCCTCCGGCGACAACCCCAGCTTCCCGTCGAGCTCGCGCATCTCCTTCTCGACCGCGAGCTTCCCCGTCGCCAACCGCCGCAGCGTCAAGATCGCAGCCTCAACCGCCTCGATCGCGACCTCATCCGCGCCCTCCAGCAGCACCGCAAGATCGTCATGCACCACCGGGGCACGCAACGCAACATCATCCTCCAGGCGAGCCCGCCGCGCCACGACATACAGATCCCCGTCAGACCACGCGCACGCCTGCGGCAAACCCCACGCCCACACCCACCACGCGCCACCCGCGGCCCCGAGCTCATACGGACACGCCGGCGCCGGACCAGCACGCCCCGAAGCAGGCAACGACGTCGTAGGGATCGTCGGCGCATTCCGACGCCGACGCTGCGGATCAGGCAACGGACCACGAGCCATGCGGCTCACCACCCTTCAAGGCCATGCGGCCATCGAACAGCAACCCGTACACACATCGGCTCGCAGCGCTCATCGGTCCCCGTTGGATGAGACAGACGGGTCTCCCCCTGGGTCAGCGGATGAGCAGGGGGGCGAACGCGATGAGGAGTCCGGCTAGTCCCACGGCGTGTGCGGTTCGTCGGCGTGGCATCTCGACTGCGAGCATGACGAGTACGATGCCGAGCGCGCTTGTTGCGATGGCGAGCGGTGTGCTCATGCGCGACGGGTCATGGCCGCGGTCATCCGATGAGTCCCAGCACAGCAAGCAGCAAGAGCCAGAGCACAACGGTTGTCTTGGCTGCGCGGCGTGGCATGCCTGTGCATGCGAGTGCGAGTGCGAACACGAGAGCGACGGTCAGGTAGAAGAACATGGCGAGGCTCATCGTTCCGGGAGGTCTCTCGTCTCGTCGGGCGTTAGCTGCATCCAGCATCGGCAGACTCCGGGGCAAGCGCAGGCGATGTCCTCTTCTCCGTCTCCGCCGATCCCTACGCAGTATGCCCGGAACGTGCCGCTGGGGACGGCGCCCGCCACCCAGTGCGCAAGGTTGTCCATCACTTTCGGCGTCAGGTCAACGCCGTTGCGCTGAGCGAATTCCGGCAGGGTCGCCCTGATCTGTGCCACGACATCTACGTACATGTCCCTCACGACTTGCCCTTGCCCTTCTTTGGGCGTGGCTTGCTGCCGTACCGTCTGGCCCAGCGCTTCGCGACCTTGGGTGCCTTGGCGAACATGGCTCGTCGCTGCTTCGCTGACCGGAAGGGACTCATGCGCGTCGTCTGCCTGCTGCCTGCTGCGTCTGCCGCTTGCGTTCCACCATGCACCGTTGCGTGAACGGTAGGGCTCGTAGGTGGCCGTCGGCGTTCGCTCGGTACAGCATCAGTGTCAGCGGGGTACTCATCACGCGTATCCCGCCCGGGAGGTGCAGCATCCAGTGTCGGTACGGCCGCGTGCCGCCCTCTAGCGGTCCGATGCGCCTCGTGTTCGCAGTCATGCGCGTCTCCCTTCGGCTGCCTGCTGCCCCGTCCTGTAGGCGTGGCAGTCGTGGCAGACACCGGCCAGCGCCTCGTCGCTGTGGTCATGCGGGCCGCGCGTGTGGTGCACCTCCGTGGAAAGCGAGCGGCCGCCACACGCCACGCCATCGGTGCACACCGGGTCGCGCTTGAGGATGCGGGGAACGATGCGGTGCGACCAGCCCGGCGGGAGCTGCTGCCGGCGTGTGCTGCCCTGCCACGGCTGAGGTGCGTGCGTTGGGCAGGGCTGGAGCTCGGCGCACGAGCCGTCTGGTCCAACGTGGCTGCAGACCTTCGCCGCTCTCATGCTGACCCATCCACTGGGATGCCGTGCGTAGCCAGCAGCTGGAGCAGGTAGGCCACGCGCGTCGCTACAGCACGGCGATCAACGCCCTGTGCGCCATGGACGACGGCAGGAACACCCGCATCGTCCAGCAGTTCGCGGACCGTGGGGTTGCTTGGCAGCCCTCGCGCTCGGCGGGTGTTTGCTTGCTGCTCTGCCGGTGTTGCCCATCGGCAGTTCCCCGGTTCGTAGTTGCCGTTGACGTCGATGCGGTCGAGTGAATGCCCAGCGGGTCTCTCGCCCATGTCTTCGAGGAAGGGGGGGAACGACCGCCAGCGCTCGCACACGACGATCCCGCGACCCCCGTAGTTGTGGTAGCCGTTCGTCTTCGGCTGAGAGCAGCGGCCCAGCATGGCCTTCCATGCATCGTAGGTCGGCGTCGCCTTGCCGTTGCGGCAGTGGCCGTGCACGATGGTCTGTCTGGACCGCTCGCCTGACTGCTCGTCGCGCAGGCAACCGCACGACCGGGTGTTGTGCAGCAGGTTGTGCAGAGCAACCTCTTTCACCGTTCCGCAATCGCAGCGCACACCGATACGGTCCGCCGAGCGCGGTCTCGCATGATCCGCCTGCACGGTCAGACGCCCAAAGCGCTGCCCCTCTGCTAGCGGGTTGCTGTTGTAGCGCTGGTGGCCAATCTTGAATCGCATTGGCTGCCCCTTGACGTGACCGGTGGCAGTACGCGTGCGCGCTGCCAGCGATGCTTTCTCGCCACATCCACATTCGCAGTAGCCAGGTGGAACGGTAGGCTCGTCCTGCATTCGATCCTCCAGTGATCGTGTGCCGGGGCCCGGTCGTCTCAGCGATGCGGGCCCTCTAGTTGCTCCCAACAGTCTACGCCTTTCCTGGTGCTCTTACAGCTTTGCGAGGACCTTCGTCTTGATGAACCCGACCGCCTTGTCGATGGTCGCCACGAGCGGCGCCTTCGTGGACGGAAGCCATGCCACGAGCCGTGTCGTGATGTCCGAGTACAGCGTGCGGAACGCGGCGGTGAGCTTGTCGACGCTGCCCGGCAGAACGGTGATGAGCCATGCGATGAGCGCGTCGATCGCGGCCGGGGCCTGCGCCTTGAGTTTGTCGAGCAGGTCGCTGAGCGCCGGCTTGATCGCCTTCAGGATGATGTCGGCCATGAGCGCTCCGATCCTGCGTGTGGGCCCATCGCGGGCGTGGCTCGGCTAACGAGATTTGCGCAGCCGGTAGGGCTTTCCTTTCCCTGTTGACCGTCGCTGCTCGCCGCTGATACGGGCCACAGACTAGCCAGCGTGACGGCGGCGTTGCAACCTGCCACGGTCCGCGCGCACAAGCGCGACCTCTGCCCGCTGGCGTTCTGAGCGCTCCTGCCTAACCCGCGCGCCGGCAAGCCGCGCCTCGCGTACGTCATCGTCCGACAACGCTGCGACGGGCAACCTGTCGATCGATGCGACCGCGGCATACTGGCCGTTTCCGCCCGTCGTGTGACCCGACAACGGCCGCTGATGCGCCAGAAACCGCTCCCGGTCGATGCGGATGAGCTCGAGCGTGACGACGTGCACGGTGCGCGTCGCGTGCCGGGCGCGCCACCGTTCCATCAGCTGCGCGTCCGACGCGCAGGGATGACGGCGGCACCAGTGCTTGTCGTGGCGGCGTACCCAGTCGAGCTGGAAGGCCACGCGGGCGCGCTTGCCCTGAAAGTCCTCGTTGAGCGCATCCTTGTGGCTGACGGTGCGTAGCTGCTGCTCACGGACGCTCAGGACACGCACGAGCGGGGTGCCGTGGACGCGTGGGATCGCGCGCCGCACGACGGTCCCGGCGATCCACGGGCGCTTGTGATCAATCGGGAAGCGGCGGATCACGCCTGTGGCCCGATCATCAGCAGTTCACCCAGGCGCCGAGGCCCTGCGACCCCTTGACGCGTCGCGCGACGCGTTCCTGCACGACTGGGCGCGCGAACTGCGGCAGGCCCCAGCCGCCATGCGCCCACCACGTGCCCGTGAGGATCTGGAACTTCCCGCCGCCCGTGCCACCCGAGATGTTCGGCTGCCTGTACCGCGCGAGCGACCACTCAGGACGCCACGCGCCCGACTCCGGGCCCCACGTGCACCACGGCATCGGCCTGCGCTTGTAGGTCCGCATCTCGACGCGCTCGCGGCACACGCGGCGCCAGCACGGCGGGCGTGGCGCCTTCACCGGCTGCCCCGGCAGGAACAGAGCGGCTGCGACCACAAGCGCGCTCATGCGTCCGCTCCCGCGCACGTATGCACGCGATACGCGGAGCTCCACGGGCCGCCCAGCTGTTGCCAGCGGCGCGCGATCCCGTCGTGGCTCATCACGACGTGCTCTCTCGTCAACGCCTCGCCCGTCTTCCCACTGCCGCCGCACTTCGGGCACGTCGCCAGCGCGTCATCGGTCAGCTTGTGATGCCTGGTGCGCGGGTCGTCGGGTGTGCCGCGCCGGCCACGGCCCTGACAGGTCGGGCATGTGTCGACGCCAACGATCACCGGCCACGCGTCCAGGATCAGACTGGTGCGGCGGTCCGCGGCCAACGCGATCAGGATCTCCGCAGCGCACCTACTGCAGGTGCTGAGTCTCGGCCACTGCACCCGGTTCAGTGGCGCGTCCGTGACGGTGCTCATGCCCCGCAAGGGTAGGCGACCCGGCGGCGCGAGGCGTGCCCCGGTACAGCATGCGCCCCGCCGTGAGCGGGGCGCATGCACTTCCGGCAGGCGGGGGCTACGGCTCCGATCGTCTTGGCGCTGACCGGTCAACTGGGCTCCGGTCGCCCTGTCCAGATCACCAGACGCTTGTGCTCACGGCACTCCACGTCTTCGGCTGGATCGTGCCTCTGGCCTCCACGATCATCACCGCCGCTGCCCCTTCGTTGGCAATTGGCGTGGCGCGCACCCTACCGGACCTAGCCGATGTCGTCGCCGCGATCCGTCGCGGCGGGGATCACGGTCCCGTGGACATGCAGGTCGTCATGCACGATCGCAGCCGCCCCGGCAAGCTCGATGAGCTCCGTCAGCGTCCCGAAGAACGCAACAGGATGCTGGCCGGCGAGCGCGGCTAGTGCGAGGTCTTGGTCACCGGCGACGGTCATGCGCACAGGCTACCGGTGGCTGGGAGTGTTGCGAGCGCCCGGCGGGCAGGGCCGGGCGCTCGCATGTGTCGGGCCGGAGGCGGGGGGCTTGCGACCCGACGGCGGTGGCATACGGCACCAGGGATGCTACGCGCCGGCACGGCGATCGGTGTGCGGCATATGCGGGTCCCCTCGTTCCTCGTGTGTGGTGTGGGCATCATCGTTGCCGCCGCGGTCAGGTGCGGTCGCGGATCGGTGTGGGCTCCGGGTCAAACAGGCGCTCCAGGATCGCCACGTCAGTGCGGGCCCGGAGCGGGGTGCGTTGCCGCAGCGCCCGGCCGGTCCGGGTCGTGCACACGCTGCACGCGCACGGCGCGCACAAGCAGCCCGAGCGCGGGCATGGTCCCTCGCACGTCTTGCCGGGACATCGCTCCCGGTCGGTGTCCCACGTCGCCGGCGCGCCAACTGGTCGGCTAGACATCCGGCACCTCTATGCCTGCCGCTCGCGCGCAGTCCAAGTGCATCAGCAACGGAGGCGACCATGACCCGCCCGTGCCGTACGCCTCGTTCGGCTTGTAGCCGGCCTGCTTGAGGAGCAGATCGAAGTCGCCGTTCTGCACGAACTTCGCGGGGTCGATCGGGCCGTGCGCGCTCGCCCGCGGGCCCGTGACGGGCTTGCCGCAACCGCCGCCCTTGCCGTCGCTGCAGAGGACATCCGTCATGCGCTCGGCCCCGGGAAGATCGGTGCGACGGCGCCCTCGAGCGCTCGGAGGTCAGCGGGACGCACGAGCGGCCACGTCGCGCCGTCCTGCCCGGGCTCGGCGTGGTCGATCACGTCACGTGCCGCGCGTGCCAACGCCATGACGGCGGGGAGTCCGGACACGTCGACCTGGACGCGCACCGTCTGCGGCTCGGCCTCAAGCGGCGCGGTCATCGCGGGTCCTCGAGCAGCACGCAGCCACACACGCAATCCCACGGGGACGCATCCTCGGTCACGGCGACCAGCCGAGCGCCCTCGCACACCCACACATCGGGCACCGATGTAGCCCCGTCGATCGTGACGTCGGGTGAGCACGTGAAGCCGGCTACTAGCCCGTGTGCTTCGGCGGGATGGCCGCACGCGCAGACGTCAGGCATGGTCGCCTCCACGCCGAGAGAGCATCACGTCCTGCGTCTTCTGAGCGTCCTCCTGCGTCGATCGGTCCCGTGACTCCCACGGCTCCCCGCGCGACCGAAAGATCCCGGCCGGCCTCCAGCACATCGGGTCAGGCATCGTTGCTCCGTTCTCTCGCTTCGAGTTGTGCGCGCTGCCGCTCAGACAACGCGGCCCGCAACGCTTCCTTGATCAAGGCCTCGCCGTCCGGGAAGTGCCACAGGCGAGCATGCAGCTCCTCGTACGCGCGGCCGTATGCCACTTGTAGCCCGCTTGGCTTAGCGGGTCGCTGTGAGCCGTTCGCACGCCCGCCCCGGCCCTGCGCGTCATGGCGGCCGTACCGGCGTTCGATCTTCCACGCCGCGGTCTTGTGGCGCTCGTTGCACGCCGTAGCGCCGTTCGCCACGCGCGCCGGATCGAGCACCCGCTTACACGACGTCAGCCGACACGCAACGAAGGGCGGCAAAGGCAAGCCGTCGCGCTGACCGGCGAGCACCCGCGGGCACCGCGCGGAATGGACGACCAGCGGCACGTCCCCGCCGAGGCTGACCGTCCCATACCCGCACTCGGCGCACGTCGCCGCCGTTCCGGTCGCGGGCTTGCCGACGATGCTGCGCGCTGCCTTCGTCATGTCGTGGACGGGTGACATCGCCGTTGCTCCCTTCGCTCCCAGGCGTCCTGCATGGCATCGGCAAGTGCTCGCAGCGCATCCGCCGCGCACGCCTGGCGCTCCTTCGTGACCCAAGCGGCGAGGAGATCCCATGATGCCCGCACTTCGGACTGGAGCGTCGACCACGCCTCGTCGCCCCCGCCCATGTACGTGCGCCACTGCGCGTACAGCTCCTCGCCGGTCATCGCAGTGTCCCCTCGACGTAGCGCGTGATGCGCAGATCCGTCCCCGGCCTCGTCGACTGGCGCTCCAGCCACACGTCGAGATGCACGACCTGCGAATCGTCCACCCATGCGAACCCGTTACAGGCATCGAGAGCCAGCTTGCAGAGATTGTCGATATCGCGGCGGCGGTGGCCGGAGCAGCGGAACCGCAGCAGCACCTCCAGCGGATCGTCCGCGACCGGCCGCACGCCGGCGGCGCGCAGCTGCCAGCGGATCGCTTCCTCCGCCGCGACCGTCGCCGCTGGGGTGTACGTCCTTCCGCGACCCATGCGCGGGCGACCCTTCACGACGGGTTCGCCGGTCAGCGTGAGGTCGCAGACGACCAGGTCCGCCGCGGTGGTCATCGTTGCCCCCAACTGTCGAACATCGGGCCACGCAACCGCCGCGCACGATGCCGCCGCGCGACCGGGCAACCCGGCACCGCGACCCGGGCACGAGCCTGCGGCGTCGCGGCCATGATCCCGCCCTCGCTGTGCTCGTGGCCGCCCATGTGCATCACCTCATGCTTGAGCGCGCGACGCCGGCCACACGCCGTCAGGCGAGCCCACTCGGCGGGGTTCACGCGGACGACGCAGTCCAAGGGCTCGAGGCGGCCGTCCGCAAGGCGCTGCATCCAGCCTTGCGCGGTCAAGACACCAATCGGTGCCGCGGCGAGCCCCGGCAGATCCGGGCGCGGCTGGATCGCGACCGTCGTCTTGCACGGGTGCCCCGCGGGCAGCACGGCTCGTGCGACCGTAAGATCCTGCGTGACGGGGAACGCGCCAGCCATCGCGGGCACCATCAGCGCGGCCAGCAGGGCGAGCAGGCAGGCCGAGCCGGTCATCGAATCACGGTCCCGGCCGCTGCCGCGACACGATCCCACTCCGCCGTGTCGCCGTGCTGCTCGCGCCACGACTCCCGCAGGACGACGTTCATCACGTACTGTGGATCGGTCATCGCCCGCCCGCGAAAGAAATGCTTGACGCGGGCCTTCACGGCCGGGCTAACCATCGCGCACATCAGGTCCAGCTTCTCGCGCTTGGACAGGTCGCTCCACTTCGCCTCGGCGCTCATGGGGTCTCCGGCGATGGCACGGGCAGGCGGCCGAGGGCGACGTCGCTCAGCGCCGACTCGTAGCCGTTAGTGAACGCCTCGCGCGCCTTCGCGTCGGCGTACGGTGGCGAAACGATCAGACCGCGCGACTCGGCGGCGTGCTTCAGTGCCCGGTAGGCAGCGCCGAACTTGAAGCCTTCGCTGTTCACGAGACCGCTCATGGGTTCACCGCCGCGGGCATGGTCCGGTCCGGGTCCTCCCGCGCCCCATCCTGCCACCCCGCCAACACAATCTCCGCATGCTCCTCGCACAAGGCATCCGTGAAATCCAGCGGCTCGTTATTCAACGCGACCGCGAAGCCATACGCGTACGGCACGAGCTCCAACGCCTCCCGGTCCGACAGGTCATGCAACCGCGCGACGGTCAGCGTCGCAAGCGGCCCATCCTTCCCGTGACGGCCCGTCGCGCGGTCGCCGCGCATCAGGACCCGCACAAGCGACCGCGGATCGATCTTCTCTTCCGTAGCGGGCATGGCTCTATCGCCCGCCGATGCGGCTGACGGGATTGATCTCCCAGACCGCGGGGACATCCTTCACGTACCCCGACGCCACACTCAACACCGGGAACCACATGTCGATGTGCGCCGCGTACGTGAGCTGCACGAGCCGCACCCTGTCCGACGGCTCCTTGTCGGCCATCATCTGCTCCGCGGCGTTGTCGCGATGCGTCGCGTCGTACGTCCCGAGGTACATCAGGTCATCATCGACCGCGTCCACCGGGAACGAGCGAAGCAACTGCTGAGCCCCCGCGACATCGCTGGCGGCAGCCCACCGCTCGATCTTGTCGCGAACCTTGAAATCCGCGTACACCCGGAACGTCGTCTTCCGCGTCGTCGCGGCCTCCGGCGGATCCTCGGGCGCGTCGGGCACGGCCCCATCCTGGTTCCCCTGCGTCTGCGTGATGCTCATCGCTACCCCTCTCGATTGATCTTCGGATACGTCCTGTCCAGCCACCACATCAAGCCCAGCTCTGCGGCGAACTCCTCGACTGCCGCGGGAAGAACGTCACGGGAGATCCGCAGCTTCCGCGACACATCGAGCATCCCGTGATGTCCCGACAAGCCCATCGGCCCACCGCAGCACGGCACCCACGACCGCGGATCGTCCAGCCAATCCCTGATCGCGCGTTGCTGCTGCTCGACCGCGCTGACCTTGTGCGACTCGGGGAAGTAGTGATTGCCCCGAACGGCCTGCTTGATCTTCTGCCGCGGGATCAGGTGTGCGCGGATCAGCGCACCGTCGCACGGACCAGCGCCCGGCCAGCCGCGAAAGAAGCACTCAGGCATTCGCCGCCGCCTTGCGTTTCGGGATGCGGGGCTCACGGCCCGTGCGCATGTAGTACCGCACCTGATCCGCGCTCAAGTCGATACCCCAGTCCAGTAGCACGACGATCGCGATCCCCGAGAACGACAGGCCCGCCGACCGCAGCTCGCGCATCCTGTCCAACACCGGCACCGCAGCGACCCTCGCGCGCCTGCGCTTCGCGGCATCACGCTGCTCCCGGCGTCGTCGCTCCGCGAACCCAGGATCCACCCACCGCAGGACCGTGACCCGATCCACGACAACGCCCTGCTCCGCGAGATACCTAACGATCTCCGTCGGCGTCCAAGCATCACCGGTGCCGTACATCGTGCGAGCGAGCAGCATCGTGCCGGTCGTGTGCCGCGCCGCCGCGCTCATTTGCCCGCCCCGTTCACCAGCGCTGTGACACGGTCCACGAGCTCGCGGCCCTCACCCGTCAACGACACCCGCGTCGTCACGCCACCACGCCGCCGGCCACCGTCGACCGCGACGCCGGTAGCGAGCCCCGCCGCGTACAGCTCGCGCAGCATCCGGGCGACGTCGGACTGCTGAAGGTCGACGTCTGCGTTGAGCTCCGTCGTGGTCGCGCGGCCTCCACGGTCAGCGACGGCGACGAGCACGCGGATGGCGGCGGGGCGCATCCCGAGTTCGCGGCCGACGCTCCAGAATGCCCGGTTCGTGCTGGTGTACCGCTGCGTCAGCGATACACGCTTGCGCTTCGGGCTCACGAGCCCAGCCGTTCGCATGGCGCGAACGCGTCGCACGCCGGATCGCACACGCACGCCCCGGCGCACTCCGGTGCGACAGGAAGACCACCCTGCGTGTCACGCCGCTCCTCCTCCAGCGCTGCCGCAATCGCATCCGACTGCCGCGGCGCCCGCATGTCGTTCGCTGGCGGGTACAGCGTGACCTCGCTGCGCAGTTCGGTGCCCTCCCCAAACTCGTCGACACCGAGCACCGCCGACTTGCACGAGAACTCCCGCCGCGCGTCAACCTGCGGAAAGGTGCTCGTGCCTCCGAACGCCGCGAAGTTCGCAGCGAACGCCGCGTGCGGATCGTCATACGGGAGACTGTGCAACGCGAGCTCGAGCTTGACCGCCTCCTCCGACACCGACTCGGGGAGCCCGTCGACCGTGATCGTCACCGGCCCATGCTTGAACGTGATCGCGCTCATGTCCGCTTCTTTCGGTCGTCCAGCGCGGCGATAAAGCGTCGCGACACGTCCCCAAGTCGGTCGAAGGCGAGCGCGAGTCCGCCCATTCCCGACGCCATCGTGTGCAACGAGCGGCCGATCTGCGCTCGCATCCGAATGGATCGGCGTAGCGCCATGACGTCTTCCAGCGTGCGAGTCCTCATGCCTGTTCGCTCCTGACCGCCGCGTCGATCGTGACGGGCGTATCCCACGTCCGGCGGATAATCCAGTGGTCCTCCAGCGCCACGCCGAGAGGCTGCGGCGTGACGAACGTCACCGTCGCCTCAGCGGTTGTCGCCGGAGTGCCATCGATCTTCTCGACCTTGACCCAACGCGCCGCCGGACCGTCCTCGTTGGTCATGTAGTCACCGCAGCACAACTCCGCGAACGTGATCTCCCGCCGCTCGGCATCAGGACGCCGCGCCTCGATGTCTCCGATCACGGCACGTCCCACCGCGTCCTCGCGCTCGCGCTCCTGGTGCTCGTCGAGCATCCGATCGAACTCGTAATCGCTCAACCTGCTCATGCCTGCTCCCCTCCGTTGTGATCCGAGAGCGGCCAAACGCCGAAATCCCGGCCGCCCGCCGCCTTGTCGCGCCAGAACAACCCGCGGCCATCCCCAACCTCGGGCGGCCGGCCCGTCTCCTCGTACACCGCTTTCAACGCGTCCCGCTGCTCCTGCCGCAGCGCATCGACAACAACGAACCGCGCCGCCTCAGCGTCCGCGTCCGCGGAGTCCGCGAGAGCGCCAACGCCGCGCTGCTCCGCGGGGATCGGGCAGGACCGCTTCACCGGGCACGCCCGCAAGCACTGACGGCCCGGCCGCGGCTTCGCGAGCTTCCCATCGGGCCCCTCGTCGATCGCGCGGTCCAAGAGCATCATCTGCACGGCGATCTCCCGCTCGACATGCTCAAGCTCGTCACGGCCAAGCGTCGCCTCGCAACGCTCACCGAACCGCAACCACGCCTCCCTGAGCGTCACACGCTGCGCCGCCGGATACTCGCGCAGCACGAGCAGGCCATACACGTCCAGCTGGAACGTGCCGCCGACAGACAGATACTCGCGGCCAACGATCGGATCGTCCCCCGCCGGCATCTTCCGCGGCGACCTGCGCTCACCACGACCCGTCTTATAGTCAATCGCAATAACGCCGTCCGGGGGATCCGCGACGAGCGCATCCGGCGTCCCCGTCAGCGTCCGCGTCACGCCGTCAGGGCACACGATGTCCGTCGCGATCTGCCGCTCGAGCGCCATCGGGGGCCGCGGCCACTTGTAGTACGAGCAGAACGTCAACACGAACGCGCGCAGGTCATCACGCTCGTCGGCGCCGAGCACCCAATCGCCGCGGGCCATGACCTCATAAAGAATCTCAATTCCTTCCTGCGTCGGCATCTGCTGCTCACCCGTGCGGCGCAACGTCCGCAGAATCTCAGCGGCCACAGCGTGGAACGCTGCGCCGAGAGCCGCCGAAGCACCAACGTTCCCCGCCGACAGATCATCGTCCAGCGCGAGACCGTGAATCGCGCGCCTGGCGCACGTTTCGAAACTGCGCAACGTCGATTGGCGGTACGTCGTCGGACGCTCACGAACCGTCATCACAGCCCCCCGAGCGTCGTCTGACCGGTGTCCGCACGATCGACGCGAGCCATGATCTGCTCCGCCTCCTCACGCGCCATCGCGGCCTTGTCGGGGTCGTCCTCCTGATCGAACCCGTCGGCGTCAGCGAGGAGATCCAGGGCGCGGGCACGCAACGCCTCGATCACCTCCGCGTCGTCCGCCGCCGGCGCCTCCACATCCGCGGCGTCTATCGGTTCGACGACCTCAGCGTCCCGCGGCACCCCGTCAAGCTCGAGCTTCGCGGCGCGCACCCACTCCTGAAACTTCCACGGCGGCTGATCCCCCAGCTGCGTCTCGATCGACGCACGATCCGACAGGCCGGCATGCCCGAGCTCCGTCGCGCGGGCGATGACCGCCTCAACCTCCGGGCCGAGGTCCACGCCGCGCGCCTCCCCGGTGCCAGTGCCCGCCCCGATCTCGCCCCTGACGTTGTCGAGTTCGCCTTCGACGTAGACAGGGACCCCGCCGAGGAGGTCGGGGCAATGGAACTTCACGCCATCCGACGCCGCCCGCCACAACAGCATGTTCCGCCGCGCCGACATCCACGCACTGTCCGTCTTCACGTTGCCCTGCTTGCGGGCCATCGCCATCGTGAACGTGATGTCCGGCGTCAGCGCTTCCCGCGACCCGTCCGGCTGGATCTGAAAGAACCGCAGCGTCGCGCGCTGCTTCGCCTCGCGCTCGGCGTCCGTCTTGACGTCCGGGATCTCCGTCTCGCCGTCCAGCTCGATGATCTTGTAGTCGTACGTCTTGGATTCGCGGACGAACGCGAGGAGCAGCACGCCACGCAACTGTACGTTGCCCTTCACGATGTCGATGCCCGCCAGCGCACGCGTCGCGCTGATCCCGAGATCCTGGCCGATCAGCACCTTCGCGAACGCGACCTCCGCCTGCCGCGCATCCTTGAACATCCCCGACGCCGCCAACGCCGACGACAGCCGCCACGTCCGGCGGATCTCATCGTCGGACAGGACGTGCGGCCCGATCGCGGGAGGCAACGGGACGCGCTTGATGAGCGCCATCGGCTCGCCTTGAAGCTCGTGCTCGGCGGGCAGTTCGGTGCCCGGTTCCTCGGCCATCACATGCTCCCTCTCAGCGCTGTGCACTGATTACTGATCTGGCTCGTAAGGTCATCCGCGAGGTCGGCGATGTCGTTCAGCCTGTCGTCGCCGCCGCTGGCCGCGTGCTCCACGTTCAGCGATTCCCCTGCGGCGCTGGCGATGTTCCCGAGCGCGTTGCGCAGCTTCACGGCGAGCGCGTACGCGTCCTCCAACTCGGCAAGCAGACCGCTCACGACTGATCCTCCGAACCATCGGGCAGAAGGACGACCCCAGCTGGCTCGTTCTCAGCGCCGACCCATACCGTGCCCTTCGGGACAGGTAACTTGTCGAACGGGGCGACCTGCGAGATGTAGACGGCCTTGAGGGGAAAGCACGCTGCTATGGCCCAAATCTGCAGCGGAGTGACGAGCGGCGCGCTCACAACGTCACCGCGCTCTCGGCCGCCAGCAACGAGTACCCCGCGCCCCAACGCCCCACGACGACGCCGGGCGGGTTCCCCAACTTCTTACGCAACCTGGACGCGTGCGAATCGACGGTCCGCAACGACCCCGACGCACGGTTGCCCATGATCCGCAGCAACTCCTCCTTCGCGAAGATCCGCAACGGATCCCCCGCGAGCGCCCACAACAGCGAGAACTCGTGCTTCGTCAGGCTGATCGGCGGGCCACCCTCGATCGTCGCGACCCTGGTCGCACCATCGATCGTGACGCCGCCCGCGCGCCGCACCCGCTCCCGCGTCTGCTGATCCAGCTCGACACGCCTGAGCAACGCCCGGACACGGGCGTACAGCACCGGGTAGCTGAAGCCCTCCCGCGCCATGTAGTCGTCCGCCCCGGCCTGGAACGCGCGGAGCGTGTCGAGCTCGCGTTGATCGCCGCCGAGGAGCACCATCGGCAAGCGGCGGTCAACGCCGGATTCGCCGGCACGCACGACCTTCGCGAAGTCCCGGCCCGACCCGCCGTTCACGCCGACGACCGCGACATCCGGCGCGTGCCGGCCAGCGAGCCGCAAGCCCTCGCCAGCGTCGCCCGCGGTGATGACCTCCAAGCCGTCCGCGGTCAGGTTGTCACCGAGCATGACCCGGACTTTGTCGTCCTGCTCGACGACCAGCGCGACCGGCCGCTCGATGCTCAAGGCAGTCATGGCAGATCTCCTGAGTCGCGGGGTGCGGGGTACGGGGTCTGCCGGGTGTCGCCCCAGCCACGCAGCAGCGCGTCCAGGACGAGGATGCCGAGCAGAGACACGACGAGCAGAACGAGCAGAACGAGGGTCATGCCACCCACCCGCCGACCGCCGCGATGCACACGATCGCGGACACGGCCACGACGAGCACGAGTCGCCCTTCCCAGACGCGCCACCGCTCGGTCGCGGCCCCCCACAGGTCCGTGGCCTCGTTGCGCAATTGCGCGGCCTCCGTCCAGTCTCCGCGGTCGTGGGCGACCGTCGCCTCATGCGACCGGGCCCTTGCCTCCCGCTGCAACCTGAACACGTTCATGCTGACTGTCCTCCGTCCTCGTCGAGCACCGATTCGAGCTTTGCGACGGCGGTGTTGAGGTCGTCCGGGTTCATGTGGTCGCCCATCACGGCGGCGAGCAGGACGCGCCGCTCGGCGCCTGTCAACTGGCGCGCACGGATCGCATCAAACGCGTCGCGAGGTACACCTTCCGCGACGCCCGCTACCTCTTCATTGACTCCGAGGTACAGGTCGGTCCCGTCGCGCTCGAGCCAGACGCTCGGCAGCCACCCGTCGCCCGTCGCGGGGTCGCCCTCGGCTCCCTCGAACAGCATGATGCGGTCAACGTCCATTTGCCCGTCCTCCGTTCGTGTGCTCGGCCACCATCGCCGCCTCCAGCCTCGTGTTCCAGCGCCGCACCTCCACGTCGCAGATGAACACGCGCTCATGCGACCGCATCCAACGACTGATCAGGTACGCCGACGCCTTGTCCGGGCCGCCGTGGCGAACGATGTTCGTCTCCGCGGACTGCTCCACCGCCTCAGCGATCCCACGCGCCTCCAGGGCACGCGCGAGCCGTCGTTCAGCGGTCTGCAGCGCCGTCAACGGCTGCTGTTGGTGTGATACGGATATGATGCGTGCGCCTTCGATCACGAGCCCTCGGTTCTCGGTTGAATGGTTCTCCCGGCCCCCGCCCTGCCTTAGGCGGGGGCCGGTCTGCTTTCAGGACTTGCCGCGCCGGGCCTTCCCAGCGACGAATCCCACGACGACGCCCAGCGCGGCTGTCAGCGGCAGCATCGCCACGTTCAGGACGATCGCCCACGTCCAGCCGACGAACGGCACCGTGCCGACTGTCGACAGGACAAGCGCGACGATCAGCAGCACGGGTCGATGAAGAAGAACGGACATCACGCGCCCCGGCCGAGCCAGCCGCACACAGCGGCACCCGCGACGAGCACGGCGAGTGCGCACGGTCCCGGCATGTCGGCCGCAGTTACGCCCGTGACCATGCTCGCCTGCCGGTCACGGCGACGCTGATCCTCCACATCCCACCGCGCCTGTTCGTCCGCGGTTCGTGGCGGCATCGGGAACTTCCACGGCTTCGACGTCCCGGTGCTCATCGCCGGTGCTCCTCGTCGCTCGCGTCGACCAGCATCAGCGCCGGGACGTACTGCTCCAGCGCGCACCGCAGTTCCTCCGGCTCCGGGCGCTCACCAGCGAACGCCGTGACGACAACCGCGACATCCGTCGGGTGCACACCGATCTTCAGCGCGGACCGGATCTCCCGGCGATACGCACGGCGGGCGCGGTCTCCCGGCTCCGTGACGATCGGGGTCAGCATCACGCGTTCAGCGTCCAGTACGCGACGTCGTCCGACAGATCATCGCGGTCTTCCATGTCGTCGTTGTCGAGCGTGATCGTCAACTCGGGACCGCTCCCGTTCGGCTGAGCGGTCAGGCAAACCTCGATGCCTTGGCCCTCCGAGTGCTCGTCGCACGCCGTGAGGATGTCGTTCGCGAAACTACGGAGGCCCACTCGGCTCATGCCGATTTCGATGTTCATGCCCTGCCTTTCGCTGTGGTTCTCCCGCCCGGCTGGGCGGCTGCGCCGCATCCATCGTGGAGTAGGCAAAACACACTTTAGTGACCGGGGCGCGGAAGTCAAGGCGAACCGGCCAAAAGTTTGCGTCGCGCGCACGACCACAGCGCTCAAACTGCAATCCCCGAACGATGGATGGAACGCCAGTGGCGCTAAGCCCATACGTGCTGTTAGGACGGTTAGGGTGCAATATGGCGCACAAGGGTGCACAGAGTGCACCCCCCCTAGAAGGGCTCGCGACGGTCGATTTCGGCCGCGAGTAGTTGCGTTGGAGGGGGCTCCTCCATGATCACGCGGTAGCTCGTCGTCTTGTGCGTCGACCAGCCCTCGCGGACTATTCGGCCGGCCTGCTCGAGCTTCCGCAGGGCGTATTGCGCGCCGCGTTCGCTCATGCGTGTTTCCTTCGCGATCGTCGCGATGCTCGGCCATGAGCAGGTGCCGTCCTCGTGCGCGTGGTCGGCCAGTACGAGGAGGACGAGTCGGCGGCCGGACACGCTCTCCTCGGAGTGCCGTAGCACCCAGGACATGACGTGGATGCTCACGACGGCTCGCGGCGTTCGCGGATCACGTCCGATAGGAGTTGCTCGGTGTCCGCGAGTCGTTCCCGGGTTTCCGCGAGCAGTTGGAGCGCGGCGAGCATCGCTTCGGTTACGAGGTATGTCCTGTTCTCTGCGTCCTCTACGCGGTCGATCAGGCACGGGATCCTCGCGGCGTTCACGCGGCGTTGGAGCTCGCGGATAGCCTTGTCGTTGTCGCGGTTGCGTTGCTCGCGTTCCGCTTCCCACGATGCCCATTCGGCGGCGGGCACGTAGTCGGGGTGCGCGCTCATTCGTCGACTCCTAGCCGTAGCTCGCGGTCCGCGGTATCGACGGTCCGGGCGCACGCGGCACACAACCCATCGATGAGGGTGCTCGCGACGACGAGCATTCCGGAGCATCCGTCGGGGGTGCATGACGATCCCTGGCAGCGTGCCTGCGGCGCCCCGGGCCTCCAGGGTGGCCACGCGTCATCGGTGATCTGCATTGCGCGTCACCTCTCCTTTTGCCCACATCGCGGCGGATGCGAGGACTTCGCCGCGGACTGGTTCGCGGGCGGCGAGCAACGCGAGCGCGGTCACGAGCTTGGGGTGTTCTTGGACGAGGCGGTGCACGAACCGGCGATATTCCCGCAGGGTGTTCGCGCCCGTCCCGAGGCGGATGAGGTCTTCGACGTGCTTCTCGTCGCGGAACAGCAGCGTGAGCTCGTCTCGGCGTTTGCGGCCGTCGCCGGGCTCGGTGAAGCGTTGCCCGTAGTCCCCCATCCAGGGTTGTTCTGCGGCGACATCGATCACGAACCGCAGCTGCTCCGGGGTGTACTTCGCTTTGAGCATCTTCCGTGCGGCGTCTGCTCTGACGCCGTCCAGCGGGATCTTCGCTCGTGGGTGACCGCACGTCTTCTGCCAGTGCTGTAGCAGCGCGGTGACGGTCTCAGCGTTCGGGTCCGCAGCGGCGAGCCTTGCGATCTGGCCCTTTAGCGCGGCGATCTCCCGGCCCGCTTTCTTCAGGCGCTCGACGAGGACGGCTTCGTCGCTCGGAATGGCGGTGAGGTCTTCTGCGATCTCACCTTCGCCGGTGATGACACGGAGGTTCGGTGCGCCGGTCACGAGCCGGTGTGCCGTGGTCTAACGGAACGGCAACGTGCAGCGCCTGCGCATCGGGTACTCTCAGGGAACGACGTCACGAAACCTCCACCTTTCGTAGATGTCAGGTCCCGGGCGGCTCGAACCGCACCGGGCCAATCTCGGAAGACTAACAGCGCTAGCAACGGCCCGCCGTCTCCTCCGGCGGGTCGTTGCCGTTCAGGCTACGGGTCGAGCTGCGTCTCGACCACGGCGGTATCGGGGTGGCGGCCGACGACGGCTGTCATCCGCACGATCGCCTTGCGGTCACGGGCGAGCTCCGCGACCGTCTCAGCGATCTCGCGCACGGACCGCTCGAGCGCCGCGACGCGCTGCTCCAGGGTGACGGGCACCTAGCCGAGCTTGCTGCGGTAGAACCGGGCGAGCCGCAGTGTCGCTTCGAACGGGTAGCGGGGGCCTGGGTCGACGTGGCCGCCGCCGAGCACGCCGAGCTGCTTGTGCGTGACGACCCCCGGTTTCGTGACGAACCCGCCGTTGACGGCGCCCTGCCGGATCGGGATGTTCCATCGCTTCGACCACCGTGCGATCCATCTGGCGGTCTCGCGGATCTCGTTGCGCGTCCAGTGCTCGGAGGCGGCGTGCCCGATCTGTTCGATGCTCAGCGCGAACGGGTTGTACCGCGCCTGCGCCCAACTCTTCGCCTCGTCGGCCACGAGACGCGCGCTGTGGCCGTCGCCGTCGACGATGACGTGCGACGAGGCTTGCACGCCGGGCTGGCACAGAAAGCTGGTGCAGCCGATCAGGTCCGCGCTCGACCCAGGGATGTTGCTGCCCTCGGTGGAGTGCAGGACGATGATGCGGGGTCTCGCGCCGCCGCGGCTTGATTGGTTGGGTGAGCGGCGGCGGTGAACGACGTGCGGGGTGTAGCGGCTCACGCATCCTCGTCTTTCAGGTTGACATGCGACGTCAGCGGCTCGACGTCCTCCAGGCGGCCGGCGAGGTCTTCGTCTGTGAGTTCTGGTTCCCCGTCGATGTGGTCGGGGTCGTCGAGCTCCGGGGCGGCGGTGTCGTCGTGCGGCCCGAGGATTCGCTTCAGGATGCTGAGCATCACGCGCCGCGCTTGAGGTAGCCCGCGCCGAACGTGAGGAGCGTCACGACGGCCGCCGCGACCTCCGGGGCGAGGTCAAGGCCGACTGCGCCGGCGACGGCGACGAGGATGATTCCTGCGGCGCCGCCCGCGCCGACGGCTTGGATCTTCGCGACTGGTTTGGCTGGCAATGGGTCTCCCCCGGTCTGTGGGTACGGTCGCGTTCATCGTACGCGCGGCAGCGGCACCGGTTTCACGCGCACTTGCCGGGGGTCAGCAGGCGACACAGCGCACCGACGAGCCGGTCGAGGACCGCGACGCGACCCACGACGCCCTGCAGCGCGCTCTCGAGGTCGGCGATGCGGTTGTCGAGGCCGTCGACGAGGTTGCTGTCCACGGTCCCGGCGCCGCCGGGTTTGCCCGCGCGTCCTGGTGTCCCGGGCGCCCCGTCGCGACCGGGCTTTCCGGGCTGGCCTTGCACGACGATCGTGCGCGCCGGCGCCGGTCCCGGCGCGGCCGGGGTTCCGTTCGCGGGCGCGGGGACGATGCGGTTGTTCGTGACGCGGACGACGCGGTTGATGAGCCTGACGACCTGTCCGTGGCACACCGGGGTTCGGAGGCACACCTTCAATCGGTAGACGACGGCGTCCGCGATCTCCCGGTCCGTCGGGGCTTGCGCCCGCGCGTATGCCTGCAGGTCGCGCTTGAGTTTCGCGACGTCGCTTTTCGTGGCGGTGAACGCGAGCTGGTCAGCGACGCGGGCTTCGCGCTGGTGCTGGAATTCGTTGAGCGCGAGCGCCCCGATGACGATCGTGGACGCGCCGACGAGCCCGATCAGCAGGCCCAGCAGGGCGTAGTGCCCGACGGTCGGTTCGACACGGCGCCGAAGGTGTCGACGGATCCCAGCGACGGGTCTCATTTCCAGGGGGATGTCGCGATGACCGCGATCACGATCGGGACGATGCACCCACTGAGGATCAGGAACCACGGTGGCCCCTTTTCCATGCGGGCTCGCATCACGCCGATCACCCAGTCGACGTCGGCGCGCAGCTGGTCCCAGGCTTTGGGTCCCCAGCCACCGAGGTCGTCGGGCTTGCGGGCCTGCTGAGCCATGCCTTGTCCTCTCCGTGACGCGCCGGATAGTAGGTGGCGTGCGGCTACACAGACTAGTACGCGGCCCGGGGGCAGCGAGTACCCTTCGCGGTCTGGAGGCGTCAGTTCTCAGCCAAGGCATCGGCTACATCCTCGGCGCCGCCGGGCTGCTCGCTGCGCTCGCGTTCCTGCTGTGGAAGGTGATCCTGCCGGCCGCGAAAGGGATCACGGTCTTCAACGAGGAGGTCGTTCCGAACATCCAGTACATGAAGCTGCTCGCGCAGCTCGCTCCGGTGCTGGAGGTTCTCAATGAGATCGCGGGGCAGTTCCGGACGGACTCGGGGTCAACGCTGAAGGACACGACGAACAGGCTCGAGGAGCACGCGCAGGCGAGCAGGATCGCAGCGGAGGAGAACAGGCTCGCGGCCGTCGAGTTCGCTCGGGCCAACCGGGAGAGCATCACGGCGCTTCAGATCGAGATGGGGACGGTGCGGGAGCTCGCTAAGGAGGATCGTAGGCTCGCGCGCGGGGACCGCGATCTGGCGCGCGACGCCCTTGAGAAGATCCTTGATCTTGTGGCGTCCGCTGCGCGCACGGAGGAGTCGGGGGCCAGGCAGGAAGCGGCGGGTCTGCTCGCCGAGAAGTCGCGGGCTAGGACGGAGGCGTCGGGTGCGCGTATTGAGGCGGCGGATGCGATTGTCGCTGAGGATCTAGCGGCGCAGCAGCAGCGCGCGGATGACGTCGAGTCGCACGAGCCTCCCGGTACGGCGGCCGACGCGGCCAGTCAGTCGCCCGAGGACGCCGATGAGGCGCGATGACAGCTCAAGGGCTTGCGGCACGAATCTTCGCGGGGTTCGTGGTGGCCGTGCTGGTCGTTGGCGGCGCGATCCTGGCTATCTCCGACAAGGCGGACACGGCCGCTACCACGGGGAAGGCCAACCGGGAGATCATCGTGACGAACCGTGCCCGGATCGCAACGAACGAGCACAAGGATGACGCGACCCGCCGCTGCCTGACCGTCGCGAAGCGACCGCAGGCATGCGTCGAGCGTGTCGTTGGGGCGCAGGGGCCCGGTGGCACTACGGGGCCCGGTGGCAGAGTGGGCATGCGAGGCTTGAACGGGCTGCGCGGCAGGACGGGCAAGCCGGGCAGAACAGGCAGCACAGGACGAGCGGGCAGGGACGCTCCAGCACTCACGGCCGAGGGGGTCGCTGAGGGTTTCGCTGTCTGGTGCCGACGGATGTTGTGCGTCGGCGCGAACGGCGAGCCGGGGAAGGATGCCCCGCCCGTCACGCGCGCTGAGCTCATGGCCGCGCTCACCGAACTCTGTGGCGGCTCGTGCAACGGCCGGGACGCGCCGCCGCCGACACAGGATCAGGTCAACGCGGCGTGCGCCGCCGGCTTGTGCCCGGCATCCACGGGACCGCCAGGGCCGCAGGGTGCGACGGGCGAGCAGGGGCCGCAGGGACCCCCGGCGCCACCCGCGCCGTGCGACGAGTCGCTCGGCTACGTCTGCCAGCCACCCGCCGCGCCGCCGCCACCGCCGTAACCCGCACGCTAGCGTTCACGGCATGGCACCGCTCCCAAGGGTCTGGCGGTGCCTCACCCCGGACTGCCGAACGGTTCTGTTCACGCCCGGCCCGTGTTGCCCGGGTTGCGGACAGCGCGGCACGCGCGCCGCCATCACGAAGCCGCTGCCGCGACCACCGAGTCGGTAGCCCGTACGCCGCCCCGTGAAGTTTGTGGGGGTTTGGCCTTGACTTCCGCTCAGCCGCTAGGCATACTTAGCTTATGAGCAACGCACAGAACCTTACCGCCACCGAGAAGGCCAGCGCCTGCGCGATCTACGCCGCGCTGCGCCCCGCACTCAACCCCGACGCGTTCCGCGCCGCATGCCGCGCCAGCCGCGAGCAGCATGGCGACCGGCACGACATCGTCAAGACCGCCGCGACGCATTATCGACTGGAGCAGTTGGCATGACCACCGACGAACTCAGGGCGCGCACCGCCCCGTGGCGTCGGGCCCGAGACACCGAAAAAGCCCTACGTCCCGGCCGCGACCAGGCCGTCCGTGAAGCCGTTGCGGCCGGGCTCACGCACCGCGCCATCGCAGACGCCGTCGGCTTCACGGACGGCCTCGTGACCCCCATCCTCAACAAGGAGACCCCGAAGCCATGAGCTTCCACATCCCGCAGATCGACAACTTCGAGGCGAGCACGCCGACGGCGCCACGCGATCTCAAGCGCGGTGACGGGATCGCGGTCGACTGGTCCCACACGCACGTCGTTCTCGATGTGCGTCCGAGGGAGGAGAGTGTCGACGGTGCCTACGTCGACCTCCGTACGCCGCTCCCCGTGGTGCAGGTGCAGACATGACTGCGACGTCCTATAACTGGCCGCAGGCGACCGCCCGGTTCGGCCTCACCGAGCCCGGCCGCACCCACGTCCCGCAGGGCCACGATTACGACTTCACGATCAGCGAAGACGTCGGCGCCGAGTTGATGCTGAGCACGATCCGTGACCTGTACCCACGCGCCCAATCACTAGGAAACTGAGCCATGACCCACGTCACAGAACTCCGTCGCGTCCAGCAAGGCTTCGTGTACGCCGCCGAGACCGACCTCACCATCGTCGTCTGTCCACGCGAAGGCTGCTCAATAACGCACGCCATCCCGTCCCGCCTGTATGCC